ACTTCGTGGTGTGCCGTGAGTGCGGCTATCAGGGCTCCGTACACAGTGGTGTGCGGAGCCTTTTGTTTTGATTTTTTGGCTATCCCGTCTTCGTGGCTATGAAGCCAAATCCATGTCGCGTGGCATCCCTTTATCGTCAGGCACTTGTCGTCCCATTTCGACGGGATCGTGAATATTCTGAGTACCGCGTCTTCCTTAAACGTTTGCAAGCAAATCTTGCCATCGTAGAGGACGCCGAGTTAGACCTGCAATACTTCTACGACGAAGTCTTCCGCAACGTGCCAGATGCCTCGCCCTATTGGCATAGCCGGTCTTTCATACAGGACTTTGAGTCTGAGTTGGGTGCTCGAAAAGACGTGCCAATCAACGACCGACCTGATTCCTACTACCAAGAGCAATATTATGTTCGAGAAGGGATCCGACATCTTCTTGAACGGACATTGCCAAGTCTGCGCAGGTGGTCTGAGTGGGTTCAGGCGGCTAAGGATGAGCTTTCCCACGCCGACTTTACGGGGATAGATCCTGCCACGGTTGCACGGGTTCAAAAAGCCGTGGCAGCGGCGAAGGCCATCCCGGAGGCCCTTGTCATGCTACTCAAGCGGATCAAGCGTACTCGGGAAAATGAGTCTGAACGTATCCCGGCTAGTGCCGAAGTTACTGAACGCGAGACGCTTTATCATGCCAGCGTCAATGCGAAGGGGCTGAAGGCGCATGGCTTTTCAAGTGCAATGCCCGAAGAGGGCAGTAGCGCAGGACTGGGTGGCAGCCAGTCCACAGCAGGTAGTGGTAAGGGCATATCATTCACAGAGGATGAGTACGTCGCCAAAGAGATCGCCCGGGTTCTCAAAGAGGTGACCATGGTTGCCCATGGTGCAATCAAGCACACACAAATCCTCGACTGGATTCGACGCGACGGTCAGCCTCACCGAACCATGGAATACTTCCGGGACAACTTCATGCGTTGGTCGGGGCTTATGAGCAAGCCACAGATTGACCCCAAGAGTCCCTTCCAGTTCGGCCGTCTTGTCATGGATGAAGCCTACTTGGAAGAGGTGAAGGCGGGTCGTGCGGAGTATGACCCGCGACACACATATGTGACACAGCCTATCCCGCCGAGTGAGTTATACGGCAGTCCTGAGAGCGTGATGGGCTTGTATCTGAGTTACCTGAATTTCTCAGGTCGCTACGACCCCAAATTTTTTGGAGTTGGTGGTCCTGCGGGCCTGGTTCGTATGTTCCAAGGCTTAGACGTGAGCAATATTGGCTATGTCAAGGCCACAGTGGACATGACCCATCCGGACATCATTTATCTGCGTGGTGAGCGGGAATTCAGGGTGCCTCCGGAAGCCGTCGTCTCGGTAGATGCCTTTATTTAGTTTGGCTATCTAGTGTGGTTCTTGGGTTTCACAATTGAGTACGTCCATGCCCACAAATAAAAGTCTGCTTCGTCTAGCATCATCGATGCCGGTGGGTTCTGCGTCCCGTAAGGCCATCCTGCTCAATTTGAGGGCGGCATCGTCTGACTTCTTTGAGGGCCGCGTCCAGGTCGAAAATGAGAATGGTCGCTTGGTCTGGGTGCTGAAAGAGACGCTGAATGGCCCCGAGGGTAAGCGGTTCAAGCGTGTCAAAGACAAGGGCGACGACGCCGCCAAGGGCTCGAAGAAGAAATACACGCCGAAGCGCACGTATAAAGAGCACAGCGACGGGTCTTACACGGACGAAGACTATGGCGTTCGTATTGAGAAGGACATCCCCAAAGAGACATGGGAAGCCTTCTTGGACGACCCCGAGGGCAAAGACCTCCTCGAAAACTTCAAGATCAACATCATCGCTGGTCGTGATGGGTTGCTCACGACGGAGCACTTGAAGAATGCCGTAGACCTTCGGCGTAAGCTCAATAAATATTCCGCAGAGTTGGACAAGAAGGAAAAGGCAAAGGAACGGGGCGAGAAGTACGACCCGAAGATTGACGATATCTGTGATACGGATGCTTTCCCGGCCAACGAGGGAAAGGGCGTATGCGCTGGAAATATGGGCATCACACGGGATTCGATGCCTCAGTTGGGGCAGCGACCCGTGAAAGACATGCTCAAAGCGGTGGACGACAAACGCTACGCCGAACTCAAGACGTTGATGAAAGAGAATCCTCGTGAGTTTGACAAACTTGACGGCCGTGACAAGGACGCCCTTTTTGACCGCATGAATGCCGAAGCGGCGGTCAGGGCTGGAGCCGACCCCGAGAGTACGACATCGATCTTTGATGACTGGATCGAGCACCTGAAGAAAGACCGTGGTATCACAATGACCGATTTGTCCAAGTTGAAGGACAAGGACGGTAAGCCGATGCCTGGAACAATGTCCGTTAAGGACTTGAAGGCCACGCAGTCTGAGATCAACGCGGAAACTGCGGTCAAGAACTCTGCGAAGTACCTGTCCGGCAAGATGGACTTGAACAACCCCAAGCCGAACGAGATCATCTATGTCTCTTCGGACGGGCACATTTTGGACGGGCATCACCGCTGGTCGGGTTTGTTGCTGGCGGACCCGGACACGAAGATCCCGGTCATTCGGATCAACAAGCCGATGAAGGACATTTTGGAGGATGCCCTAAACTTCAAGGGTGTCTTCCGACAGGACATAAAGTCCCGTCCCATTGCCGACGATGCCCCGATCAACCTACGTCACAACCCGGGTTCTGTCTGGAAACAGCGTAACGGCAAGTTCTACGGGCAAAAGAGCAAGGATGAGGTTGGTGGGCCATACGACACCGAGGAAGCGGCGAAAGCCTATGCCACGGGTAAGAGCGAGAGTAAGAAAACCGCTCGCATGTTGACGGCCTCGGATAAGGTGGCGTTGCTTCGCATGGCCTCCCTAATGCCCAAGGGCTCAGATGAGCGAAGGGCGATTCTGGCGGGCCTTGCCAAGTCCGCTGATCAGTGGGTCAGCAAAGCGATCAAACACCCCGGTCGTTTGCATGAATACTTCGGCATCCCCAAGGGGGAGAACATCCCCGTGGCGAAGATCGACGCTGAGATCAAGAAGCTGGACAGCAAGAAAGACAAGACGGATGCCGACCTGTCGCTCTTGCGGGCCTTGAATCTTGCGAAGACGCTGAGAAAGTTTTGACATGAACCGTAAAGCCCGATCCGCTGTTCCTGGGTTGCGTCAGGAAACGCAGTTCACATGCTGCGCCACGTCGATTGCCGCTTGCTTGCAGGCGCACGGCAAAAATCAGACCGAGGCCGATGTGAATATGGTCCTTGGAGCGTCCCCGATGGCGGGCGCCACCTGGGAGGCGGTTCTGGCGACGGTGCAGTATTTCGGGCTACGGGGAACGTTGGTCGTGCCTGCGACGGTTTCGATGCTGAAAGCCTGGACGGACGCGGGTACGCCCGTCATCATCGCTTGGAACCCCGAGAATCGTCCGTGGTCACATGCGTCAGTCGTGGCTGACGTGACGGATGGGCCGGACGGGCGTTACGTTCATATCATGGACTCAAACATCCCGAACCCGGACAAGACGTTCCGTGTATTACATGAGGACGATTTTTGTGCCAAATGGGGTGAGAAGGTCAATGACAGCCTGATTGTTCGCCGTCCGGCTTGTGCGGTCGAGCGTGAGATCACGGTGGAAGGTCGTCAAGTGCGTGCCTCGACCAGAGGCCGTAATGATCGTTCGGCTTTGATTCATCTTGCAGCGAAACTACCGCAGGGTGACAGCACTCGTCGTGCGATTGTTGCCGGATTGCTGAGTCGAGACAAGCAATTAGGGGTCCACCCTTTTAAGAAAGAGCTGGCTGATATCGCATTTGTGGTCAAAAATCCGGGATCATTGATCTCACTGAATCCACTGTTCCCGGAGAAATCCGGGGACGTGGCGATGACGATTGCACAGCTAGATCAAATATACGACAGGTTGAAAAACCTGGACGCATCCGGTGTGAAGGCAGCATTGCTTCGCACTCCGCGATCTATGTGGATGAACGTCCCTGCGAGCGTGTTCCGGTTTTCGGGTGTCAAGGCACGGCATTTGAACCTCGACATATCGGACCAGGAATTGCTGTCCTTCGCGTGAGATTGTGAGCGGTTAGTCCGCCTATCCGGCTCCTTCTTATGGAGGTGCTCAGAGATGCCGCGTAAACTAATATCCGCCCAACCCCCATTTACAATGCTTGTCGCAAATCTGACTGGCGGCAGCAATCCCTCCCTGGGCAAGTCGGGCAATCCTGTGAAAGCCCGCAAGAGTTTCACGTTCCAGCACTTCCCTGAAGTATCTGGACGTGGGCCTGACACGACACCGGGTTCCCTAAGCACTCCAGGGGCGGGCACCCGATGGGGTCATGTCACCTACACGGTTCCGGCAACGCCTGTCGCTGCGACAGGCACGATCACAATTTCCAGTAACACGTTTGGCGGTCCTACTACGATGCTTGTGGGACAGTACGGGTTCACGTCGGATTATGATTTTGACGTGGGTTCCGCAGTCCAAGCAGTAGCAACGGCAACGGTTGCCGCGTCCCCAAGCGCCGCCACTTTGACGGTTGGTGGGCTGGCCTTGGCGCCTGCCGGTGGTGCCCGCACACCTGGAAACAACGACTATGATAACACGCTAGGTACGGTGGCCGCGATCCGGGCTGACATCGTGAACGCGATCAACGACGCGGCCAACGGTTTCGCGGCGATTGCCACGGCTTCTAATGGTGCGGGCGGCACGGTCAATTTGACGGCCGTGCCCGTGGGTGCAGCGGGCAATGCTGTGACTCTGGTCACGAACGGCGTCAGTATTACGGTAAGCGGCGCGACATTTACGTCGGGTCTGGATGCTGACGAAAGCACCGCCGTAAATCTTGCGGCTGCGATCAGCAACATGCCAGAGTACACTGCCGTTGCGACGGGCAACGTTGTAACCGTCACAGGTATTCCCGGGATGCTTGGCAACGAGGTGCTTTTTGCGGCTACCGGGACTTCGCCAAACAATTTCACGCTAAACCCAAATGACGGGCGTATGTCTGGTGCCGAGCCGATCATCGGCCCCCCCGTCATTGCCTAACCATGGTAAGATGGGTCTATGTCACTCGATGTAGATCAATTCGTTAAGTCTCTGCCTCCGGACACAACCCGTGTGCGGGTGATAACCGCTAACGGGTTGCTTTCGTACCGAAAGGTCGAAGAACTCCTGCCTACGGACGAACCCGTCATGGGGCCGACAGGATTTCCTGTCGTTATGAAGGGTCGCGTTGGGGCATTGCCAAAGTTTCTTCGCAATCAGCCTAGTCCAGTACCTATGGCACTGGCTGAGTTGACTTCCGTGGCAGTTGTCACACCCACGCCTATTCAATCGCTTGGCTCAGCAGCCATCTTGGATGAGCCGAATTCAATCATCCCAGAAGACCCCGAGGTGGAGAAGGTCGAGCAGGTTCGTCAGACTCGGCGAAAACGGCACGGCCGAAATGCTGTGCTGCGTGAGGTCAAGCGTAACCCCTCGGCAGACTCAGTTTTTGATGTGCTCATGCATAGCTTGGCTGAAGAAGCTGAGATGCTGGAGTTCGAGCGTGATAAGGTGCTGCAATTGGGGCAGCCCTCTGGACATCTGACAGAGCAGCGCCTCCGGGTTATGAAGATGATGACTGATGCGTGGCTCAAGCGACGCTCAAAGTCGAACGGTTCGGGTGTGGACTTGGACTCGCCCGCTTTTGCGGCAGTGTTTGCTTTTCTTCTGGAGACACTCCGGGCATCCATGGAAGATGCCGGAATGCGCCAGGAATTCATTGAGACGGTGTTCGCAAAAGTGTCCAAGCGACTTAATGACGATTGGAAGAACGAGGCTATGATTCGCATTCGTGAGAAAGCGACCGCATGAGTCTTGCTGAGATTGCGGCTTCTGCGGGTCGACGAAGTGCGGCTTCCGTATCGGTCGCAGTAGACATCATCTCTTTCATCGAGGCCCCTTGGGGCCTGAGCCTTCGGCTCTACCCCGTGCAGCGGGTACTTCTCAAAGCTCACTATGGCCTTGAGCTAGACGATAACCCGCATGGGTTCGACCTGCACAATCCAATTCCGACCGACCACCCAAACTATTCACCTGATCTGGTAGACGAAGAAGGATTCTACAAGTTCCGGGTGCCCGTTACGGATTGGCGTCGGCAAAATCCTCAGATGCTCACTGAGGCGGGGTACTTGCGGTACCTGTTTGATGATGGTCGATGCAATATCCGCGAGGTTATCCCCGGGCAAGAACGTCGAGAGATGATTCTGAGTGTCGGAAGACGCTCCGGGAAAACACTGCTCACCTCTTGCATCATTGCGTATGAGACCTATCGGTTGCTGATCAAAGGCAACCCCCAGGCATACTATGGGTCGTCACAATCGAACGTGATCCAGTTGATCTCTGTCGCAACAGACAAAGATCAGGCCGGACTGCTCTATCGTGAATCCTCTGGGCACTTCAACAAGTGCCTAGCAGCGGATACGTTGGTGGTGACCGACGAAGGCACAAAACCGATCCAATCGCTGGTGGGCACGGAACCTACTCTGCTCACGAGGGATGGTTCTTGGGTGAAGGCCCCTGTCCGATCTTTCGGGGCTCAGCAACTTTACGAGATCGTGCTTTGCCGTCAGGGTGTTCGTAAGGTTATATTTGCTACGGCAGATCATCGCTGGTTTGCTCGTGATCGCCATAAATCCCATCGCGGTGGGTTCCGCGAATTCACTACGGTACAGCTAAGACCTGGTGCCCATCGGCTTCAAGCAGTTTTCGGTCAAAGCTACAAAAAAAGAGTCCACCCGGCACCTTTTGGAGTTGCCCACGGTTTCACCTTTGGGTACGGGCATCGTAGCGGGGATTGTATATTCGCGCACTGCCCTTTCTTTAAGGACCCCCCATCACCCAATCGAGAAGATAAGTCCTATCTTCTCGGTTGGGTGATGGGTTACTTTGCCGCAGAGGGTTGCGTCTCTGGCGGCAGCATTAGCATTTCGAGTGCCGTTCGAGCTAACGTCGAGTTTTTCCGTGACGCCTGCATACTCTTGGGTATTGGGGCATACGATATCAGGTCTGAGACTACGGTTTCGGACATCACGGGCAGGGATCACACACTCTATCGAATGGCGCTGGTGCGCCAGACGCTAGACGAATCCTTCTTCTTGACCAGTTCCCATAGACAATCCTTCCAGCGTTCCAGAAACGGGGTTGCAAGACGTGACGACACCCATTGGGTAGTAGAGTCGGTACAACCCACAGACCGTGTCGAAGAGGTCTATTGTGCCACGGTAGGGGGGCACCGCGATTTTGTTCTTGATGGGAACATTGCGACGGGTAATTGCGACTTCTTCAAGCCGTATTCCGCAAACGCTACGCAGTCATTCGCCACATTTCAGACGCCTTTCGACATTGAACGCTATGGCTCGTACCACGACAACCAGAAGGCGCGATATTCGATCAACGTGACCTTCCGGTCATGTGTGGCCAAGGGTTTGCGCGGTGGTGCAAACATCTTGGTTGCTTTGGACGAGGTTGCCCACTTCACCGATGAGGGGCAGTCGTCCGCTGATGATGTGTATCAAGCCGTTGAACCGTCGACCCGAACATTCTCGCCCAAAGATCCAAAAAATCCTAGCCGCCCCATTGGTGAGAACGAGGGCCGAATCATTTTGATCTCCAGCCCGCTCGGTAAGCAGGGCTTGTTCTATAAGCAGTTCACGTTGGGCTTCACGTCCGGCGAGGCCGCAAAGAACATGCTCTGCGTACAGGCACCTACATGGGAGGTCAACCCCACGGTGCCTGCTGGAACATTCGAGGGATCTTACCTGAAAGATCCTCGTGTGTTCTATACTGAGTTCGGTGCGGTATTTACTGACCGAACCCGTGGTTGGATTGAAGATGAATCCGACTTGATGGCTTGTGTCGATCCAAAGCTGACTCCGAAGTCAGCCGCACCGAGTCGGATGCCACATTTCATGGGTGTTGACATCGCTCTGGTAGGCGACTATACGGCAGTCGCCGTTGGGCATTTCGACCCGCAGGGTCGTGTGGTACTGGACTATATTGATCGTATTCGAGCCGGTGAGGGTAAATATACGGCGTTGGACCGTTTGGATTTCGATAACGTAGCTGACTGGATTGCAGACATTGCACGCCGCTTTTTCATCACAGAGGGCATCTTCGACCAATGGTCCGGTATCCCGATGGAACAGGCGCTCGCAAAGCGAGGTTTGGGCCAATTGAAATCCCTGCACCACACAAAACCATTGGTGTCTCAGATGTGGCAGAACTTCAAGAACTTGTTGCTCGACCGAAAGATCGGGCTCTATAACGATGTCAAGGATGGTCGCGCAGCCTACTTGACTGAAATCTTGGAGCTTCAGGCGGACTACGAATCCAAGTATATTGTTACTGTAGAGGCCCCCAAGGTTGATGGGAAGCATGACGACTATTCGGACGCCCTCTGCCGAATGCTATGGGTCGCGTCTCAAAGGATGGCGAACAAGGCAGTCGTATTTGGTAACAGAACGGGTGAGAACATGCAGTCGTCCCGACTGCCCACAGGCAATCTGACGGCTTTGCGACGGGCTAAACAGTCGGGATCGCATGAGTCTAGGATGATACCTCGTCTATCTAACCGTCCGCGTTGGAGGTGAGGTAATGGCTATTCGTCCTTTCATGCAAGCATCGTCTCCCGATGACGTTCTTGATGTTGAGCTTCTGCACACAGGAGATCGCTTGCCCGTTCTTGCTGGACCTACTCTTAGGTCTACGGGATGGCGAGGCGGCCAGTTTGTCATGTACGTCACGGGGCCATGGGAGTTCACCGTCGAACGGTCAAATGGCACGGTCGCCCCTGGGTTCTTGCTCTTTCAGTCCGAGGACTACGCTCCCACGCCTCCGGTCGGCACAGGCCCCGGATCACCCGAGAATTTCATATCCCATCAGTTTTTGTCCGGTCAAAGTCCGGCTTCAAGCAACGTGGCTACAATTGTCACGGGCAACACCAGAGCCTTCTTCAAGATTTATGAAACCATCGCCTTGAATGGGGCCGGTGTACGTGCGGGCGGTGCAATTACGTACAACCTGAATGACGTTCTGGTTGTGTCAGAGAACGGTCTTCTTTGTAACGACCTCGACGCAAATTTGCTTGCTGCGGGGATTCCCGTGCCTCAACCTGTGGGCATGGTGAGTGCCATACCCACGAAGAATAATGGTTACCGGATGGGCGTGGACTTGAACATCGGCCCGACGAGATAGCTTTGAGGCAACAGCTTTCAGAAGAAGACCGTTTGATTGCAGACCACATGCGACGGGCAATGCGCGAAGTGCAAGATGCACTGTCCATTGCCAAGCGGTCTAAACACGGACGCGCGTATGATGTAGTGCGTGAGCTTTCACGCATTGCAGCGGCGTTGGGCTCTGTGGGTACTGTCGCGCCAAAAGCGACTGATGACCCAGACCTGATGCCTGAAGATGAACGCACGAAACGCTGGCGCGAAGCGCGTCAGCGTAAAGGGAAATGATAAATGGCCGAGGATGAAAAAGGCAAAGTCGTTAAGCCAGTGTCAAATGGTGACGGCAAAGCCAAGGCCCGTTCAGGCAAGCCCCGCAAAATCCCTAAAGTGGCCATGATCTCCCGTACTGCAAGCATGGGCGGTATGGGCATGGGTAACGCCGGAAGTGTTCAAGGCTCGGGCGGCAATTTCTATTCGCCAGAGCTTTCCACGGACTTCTTGGAGTTGCCGCAGAGCCTCCATGAACAGTGGAACTACTATCGCTTCTTCTATCGTTCCGAAGCCTTTGTGGGTCAAGCGATTGATCTACACACAGAACTTCCGCTCAGTAAAATCCGCATCGGTGTGCCTAAGTGCAAGAATCGTGAAGTGGCTCTTGCGGCATATCGCTTTTGTGAGAAGTGGGCCAAAAGCATCAACCTCATGGATCGGTTGCAGGTGATCGTCCATGAACGGAATCTGCTGGGTGAAGTGTTCATCTGGTTTGAGGACGCGACGCCCGAGATGCCCCCTGACGTTCGGGGTCGCCCTTCCCGTATCTTGGACGAGGAAGGCAATCCGGTTGAGCACTGGATCGAATATGATGATGCCGATGAACGTGCGTTCAAGTGGCTCAAAAAGAACTACAAAGGCTGGACGTCCATTCGGGTACTGCCGCCAGAGCAAGTCCGTATGGAGTCCTTCAACTTCACGAGTGAGCGGATCATCGAACTGATCCCGGACTCCAAGACGAAGGACATCATTGAGCGTGCAAAGGCAGGCGACATAAACGCACAGCGCGTCGTGCTCTCCATGCCCGCCGAGGTTGTCAAGGCCGTTACCGAGGGGAGCTATATCCCCCTTAATACGGACCCTGATGCGGGATCGTTCGTCTACTATCTGGCGAACCGCAAGTCTGACTATGAGCCCCGTGGTCGTTCTTTGCTAGAGCGTTGCTTCCTTCCAGGAACGCCGATCTGGGTGAAGCGGGACGGGATCATTCAGCAAGTCCCTGTTGAAGATGCGGACCCCAGCACGGATGAGGCCCTTACCCATAAGGGCCGGTTCAAGTCATTTGCAACGGGATTCCGCCCCGTTGCAGAAGAAGTCTGCGTCGTTTCTGTTGAAGGGATTGAACACACCATTGGTGTGACTTGTGAGCATCGATTCCTTGTCATTGATGATGATGGTTCAGAGCGGTGGGTCGAGGCAAAAGACCTTCGTGTGGGGGATAGCCTCTGTGAAGGGGCTGTGCTATCAACGGCTGAATCTCCCGAACGAATCGATCTCGTAGACTGGTGGACGGGTAGAACTCTTGAGGGTGGTCGACGGAATCGACCCAATCAGGCGGGTTCTGACATCGGGTCAAGGTTTTTGACTGCTGTTGAAACCGATGGGTCAGATGATGGCCTCACAGTTACGTTCGAGCATCGGCAGGATGATGCCAATCGAGTTGAAGGCGTTGCCAAGGTAGGCCGTCTTGTTCATTGGTTGGAATCGTTGACAGAGCCTACCGAAGCGTCCTATGAGGCCGTTGCTGCTGTTACCAGCCAGACCGAATCCGATGTACGAAACAATGCCCATCGCCTTCGTAAGGTGTCTGGGCTGATTACTGAACGGAAGTACAAGAAGGGCCTCGCTAGGGGTAGGGGGGCGGTTACCTTATGGCACCCTCTCCCAAAGGGCACCATCGTTCATGGTGAATTCTCGCATTTCACCGTTTCGTCTCCAGTCCGGTATATCGACCTGACTCCAGACTTCTGCTGGCTTTTGGGCACCTGGATTGGCGATGGGTGCCTGTGGACGTCGAAAGATGCCCCTCTAGTTGCGTGTCAGCTAGGTTGGACGTTTGGCCGACACAGTGAAGTGGCCAAGGCCGTTCGAGAGCGGGTTATCGAGATTGCGACTTCAGCCTTCGGGGCTGAAAATCTGACTACAAACGCATCGCCCTTCCACAAAGAGGACGACCCTGACCGAACTACGGAAGGGGTCGGAATCATCGATCCTCTTTTGAGTCGATGGTTCATGGGCGAATTCGGACACAAGGCTCAGGGGAAGCACCTTCCTGCGTGGTTCTTTGACCTACCCGATACACACCTTCTGTCGTTCCTTCAGGGTGTTCTGGACACCGATGGGTGTCTGATTATGGGTCGGTCTTCAATCGAGTTGACGCTTGATAACAAGCGGTTGATTGACCAGATCCACCTGATTTGCAATCGACTCGGGTTCAACACCTATGTCAAGTGGTCTCATAAGCCTGCCCGGACATGGATGCGTAAGTGGAAAACCAAGGATGGGTTCAACGAAAAGACCTACAGTTACGAGCCAAAATCTTTCCCGCTCCTGAGCGCAAACTGCCATGATGATGTCATGCGCTGGGCCGATGGTTCCGTGAAGGGTCGATTTGTTGACCTGACGACCGTGAAAGCCGCGAAGAAAAGCCGGTTCGTTGGTGGGCGTTTGACCCGTCGAGTATTGGGGGTCGAGCACCTTCCTTATGAAGGTCCCGTCTATTCGTTCGGCGTTACGAACGACGAGTCTCATGTGACGGGCGGTGTGGTCACGCACAATTGTATTCGCGCCCTCGTGTATCGAGATAAGCTGCGTCAGGCGCAGACAAGCATTGCGTCACGCCACATGACACCGATTCGGGTCGTCTACGGTGAGAACATGGATGCTGCGGATGTGGAGGCACTTCGCGAACAAGTTGATATGTCGCTGCAAGACCCAGATTATTCGATCATCGCGAACTTCCAAATTAATTGGGAAGAGATGGGTGCAGATCAGCGGTTGCTCGATCTGAACACCGAGTATGACCTGACTGACCGACAGCTTTACGCCGGTATGGGCGTGACCGAAGGTCTGTTGTCGGGCGAAAGCGCCTACTCGGGGGATAAAATCAACATCGAGGTCATCAACACCCGCTACATGCTGTTGCGGGAACAGATCCAGTCTCTTGTTGAGAGCTACTTTTTCAAGCCCATGTGTGCCCGCATGGGCTTTGTCGATACCGACGAGGACGGTGACGAATACGTCGTCGTGCCGACCCTGTCGTTCACTCGCTTGGCGCTCCGTGACAATCGCGATACGTTCGATGCCCTGTATAACCTATATCAGAAGGGCAGTTTGGATGTGGAGACGATCTTGGAGTTGCTGAATTTAGACCCTGTGACTGTCCGCGAGAAACTTGAGAAAGACCTGTTCACGGTGAATGATCCGACGTTCAACGAGGTCTTGCGTGGAATCTATGGGGATGTTGGTCGGGCTCTTGCTGAGAAGTCTAACGCCATGGAGAAGATTGCCGAGAACTTGGGGCTCAAATATACGCCCCCCAAGGAAGAGGGTGACGGTCGGTTCGGATGACACTCCGCGTTATCCATGCTATTAAGAACCCCCCGGCATGACACCAAATCGCCCCCGTTGTAAGATCGCCTCCGTGGACAGCGCCCGCATATTGCGCCTCGCAAGCGCCATGCCCATTGGCGATCCGGATCGCCGCGTACTACTGGCATTCCTGCAAAAAAACGCGATTGATTTCCCAACTGAGGACGCACGCAAGAAGTACCTCAAGGACCATCCGGACGCAGACCCTAAGAACCATTCCGTTCAAAAGTCGAAGCAGGATGGTGCCAAGGGTGATGATGATGAGGGCAAGGGTCTTCTGCACAAGCTGAAGACCAAGGTTGTCGGCTTGTTGAAGGATATACGTGCAACGTCTGAGATCAGCAAGGCGTTGACAGATACGACGCCTGAGGTCCAGCAAGCTTTTCTGGACACGGACACGTACAACACGACCTTTGGCAAGGTCTGTGCCCGGATCGAGCACCGTGCCAAAAAGTTCGTGTCCGCGATCACCAACAGCATCTCTAAAGAAGTGCATGAGGTGAAACATGCCGTTCATGCCAGCAAGAAACTACTGAAGAGGCCCCCCGGCCCATTCAGCAAGGAAGACAAGGGGGCCTTCTACTCGGCAGGGGCATATGTTGCAGGCACGATGCTTGCGGCAATCCCACCCGGAGGTGCTTTGATGGCAGCGGGTGCATTGGGCAAGTCCTTTGCTATGCACGTTGGAGTCAAAGCTGTCAGTCTGATCTTGGACAAAGGATTTACCCACTTTGAGTGGGCTGAGACGTTGCTGCACGGCATCCATCACATTGCCGCCAAAGATGATGGCGACAAAAAAAGTCGGAATGAAGAGGACAGGCTTCGGGAAGCCCTGGTCCGTGCCTTGGTCGAAACCATCCCCGAAGTTCTCCGCAACTTGACGGATGAAGATCGTAAGATGATCCTTCGAGGCGAACTGCCCAGGGATAAGGACGAGGGCTGAAATAGCCCGCCTATCCGGAGGCGGTGTGCATGGCACAGCCCCCGTTTCTTCTCGATGTCCTCCAAGTAGAGCCCGGCTCTGGGCAAACCCTCACTATCAGTCGTAATGCGGCTGACGGCACACTGCGTTTTGTGGATGCCGTTATTTCTGGTGGGATCACCCTTCCAGAACTGATTGGTCTACGAAGCGTGACAGGGTTGTTCCTTGTCGGTCGTGGTGGCGATGGCTCCCCCTACACATCGATTCAAGACGCATTGGACGCTATTCCAGATTCGTCTAGTGCCAGCGCACCGTCTACTATCTTGATGCTGCCCGGCGTGTACGAGGGCAACATCAAGATTCAGAAAGACGGTGTGTTTCTGATTGGGTTTGGTGCTACGGTCAAGAACAGCGGTGTTGGGCACACCATCGAAATCTTGGCGTCGCAGACGGTGACACCGAAGTCCGTCATCCTATCAGGTCTGACCATTCAGAATGATGAGCCGGGCTACGCCTGTCTCAAAATCACAGGGGCGGATTCATTTGCTTCTGGCACAGTGACAGTGAACGCTGCGCCCTTGGCAACTGGCGACTTGGTTACGATTGCGGGCGTGAATCTGGTCGGTACCGCAGGTACCCGAACGTCTGGGTCGGACAACTTCAGTGTTTCAGGCGGGACAGTAGATGCGATTGCCGCTGAAATTGCCGCTGCAATCAACGACCCTGCTAACTCCTTCGCGGCATCCGTAAGTGCGACTTCAGCTTTGGGGGTGGTCACAATCACGGCAATCACGGCGGGCTCGGATGGCAACGCGATCACCCTGACTGTGGCCACCGTGCCTGCGGGCAACATGACAGCTTCCGGGGCAACCTTGGCTGGTGGTGGTGCCGCAGGCAATGAGGTGGGTCTGGGCCAGATTCTTGCCAAAGATTGCGTGTTTCAGGCGGACGCGGTTGGTGGGAACTACCAAGTCTGGTCGGATACCGCGAATGTTGTTCGGGTGCAAGGCGGATCTTTTACGGGATCGGCTTTGGCTTCAATCACACAAGCCATCAACACGGCTGAATTTAGCCTGACGAGTTTGGCTTGGGTTGGTGACATTGGCCTGTCCTATGACACTGGGCAGGACCAACCCGCAACGCTATCTAGCGAGTACCTTTTGTCGAATCTCCCTGCCGTGGGAGACATCACGACCAATTTGGTGGGTCTTGGCTCTCTTACTGTCACATCCTGTTCGTGTGGGGATTTGACTGTTGGGGGAACCCAACTTGTATCGGCCACACAGAGCAAATTTGGCGCTCTGAGTCTGGTAGACACGGTTGCGGTCGTCCTTGATCGATGTTCCAGAGTGAGTTTGTTCAATGCTGGCGGCACTCCGACACTTGCGGAAAGTATGTCGACGGGTTCGGCAAGTTTTGTCGCGTCAGTCTCAGAGACCGTGACGTTCACGATTGAGCAGCCGGACGACAATTATCTCGTCCTATTGGACGTGCCTACGGTCTTGGTGAGGGCTGCGGTCACAAATCGCACGTCTTCTGATTTCACAATTGATACAGACGTGGCTTGCACGAGCACCATTGATTTCACCGTGGTCAGAAAGTAAGGCTGAACAATGGCTTCCATCACGCTAGTACCTGTCGGCACTCCCCCGCAAACTCCGTACACCGTACAGGATAACCTCGATCAACTTCAGACAGACTTGGGTTCTTCTGATCCGGGTCAAGGTGCCTCACTTGTCGGGGTAGAGCCCATCGGGGTGGACAACGCTGCGGTTCTTGCGAATAGCTGCTACACGGCTTGGGTGAGCGCGGCCAACACGGTCACGGTTCGCTTCAGCAACTACTCCGTAGCATCGCAGAATCCCAATGCAAGCACGTTCAAGGTTATCGTGACCAAGTAACTAATGACGTTCAAGACGGCCCGATGTTAAACCCAACAAAAATTGCCGCTGAGGTGGGTAGTCCAAAGACGTTGACGCTGAAACGTCAACGTGAATTGGAGTACGCTCAAGATGCTGCTGCACAGAAACAGGCGGCCAAGACAATCATTGTCGCTTTCGTGGGGACGGCCCGGAAACTCCGTGATCGCATTGGTCAGAACTTGACCGACCGTGAGCTTGTTCGGGTTCTGAAAGCTGACCCGGAAGTCCAAACGTTTCTCAAAGATTTTGTCGGGCCGGATATTAAGTCCAGACACCAGACGGTCATCTATCGTTTTCGGGACGCCATTCAGGGCAAGACCGACGCAAAGGCTCTTGGGGAAGACCTCGGGAGACTCACCGAAAGCAGCTACTATGCTGACGCGGTGATGCTTCAGAAGCGTGCCCCTTTGATTGAGGCTATCGGGGAAGAGTTCCTGGACTTCTTCCCCAGCAACATGATCGTGGACTTGGATCCCGAGGGCCAAATTCGAGAGATTACCGAACGATTCAATCATGTCGGCGAGACGATTGACGTAAAACAGCAACGCATGGTGGAGTTGTTGGATATTTTGGATGACCTCCGCGATATCGTCCGAACGGATCTTCGCGGCTCTTTCGGGACATTGAAGCACGCACAGGCAATGGTGGTGGCTTTGATGCTTGAAGCCGGCATCCGACCGGGTGCGGACCAAAACGGCGTTTGGTTTGACCCAGACACCAACAAGATACTGCGTGGTGTCCGTGCGCTTGAAAGTGCGCCAAACAAGGTCTGGGTTAAGACCTACGGCGCCACAGACCTGGAGACAACACATTTACAGTTCTCTGGCGGATCTGTTGTCCTAGATTTTCAAGGAAAGATGGGCAGTCAAAATCGCGCTGTCATTTCAGATCCCATAACGGTGAGAAGCCTCAAGCAATACTATAACAGGGCGATCCAGGACGGGGTACTTCGAGTTATTCGGACATTAGATGGGGCTTCTTTGACTCCAGGGCAAGTAGCCGCTTATTGTGCCAAGTATAATTTCAGACCCACCGACTTGCGCAAGTTGAAGGCGACGACGTCCGTCTATGAAAATTTGAAGTCTGAGCAGGCGCAGTTGTACGCGGAGTTGCGCAAGATTTCGAAAAGTAAGGATCTGCGACTCAAAGTCGTAAGTGCCGTGCAGAACATGGTGTTGCGGGCACTTCAGAAGTCGCAATCGGATCTGTCACATGATGAGTTTGAGACTACCGTGTCAAACTACATCAACCCGGCAGTGCTGCTCAGGTTTCTTTCAACGGGTCGTCTGGACGACACGCTGTCAAACATGGTCCTAGCGGGCAAGACCACTGTCCGTTTTGACCCCAAGGTGTTTATCCAAGCCGCAATGGAGGTTTGATATGGATTTCAAGTGGGGCACTGGTCCTTCGATGGATTTGCACTTGCAGGAGCGAAAGATCACTTCGTCTTTCGAGTCCGTTAGGGATCTTGTTTCAACCTCAAAATGCTCACTGCTTCGAGTGGCATCTTTGGGTGATTTGTCCGGTTTTCTGCGTGTATCAAACGATCTGCTGATCCACAAGAGCACTCGTGATTTATGGTCTGTGTCAAAGACCGCAGACGGTTCGATTGAGGTGACTCGTCTTTTTGACGACGACGGGTCACCCTTGAAGGGATGATTCGATAAGAAGCCTATCTTATCGAGGCTTCGTAGTAGTTTTTGGTGAGGTTCGAGATGCAAGGCCCAGACCCGAAAAAGATCGCACGAATTGCGGCGCTCCAGAAAACCGCTGGTGAAGTCCGATTCATCAAGGATCGATCCGGCGATTCTAAGGAATGGGCCTGGGGTCCTCCCGGTGCGTCCGAACGGACCATCTCGGAGAATTTCCTCTTCAATGCCAAGGAGTTGAAACCCCTTGCATTGTCATTGCGTTCGGCACTTATGGCGCTTGGTCATGTGACCAGTGCCCATGCCCGTTTCGTCAAGATCAAGTCCCGCAACGTGTCACCTGATGGATCGCTTGGTGGGCAGGGCTATATCCAAAAGATCACAGACTTGCGCCGCCAATTGATGAACTGCATCGAGGTGCTGTCCGCATTTACGGACACCGTGTACGACGAGATCAAGGCACCGCACTGGCAACCCGCAGAAGATAAGATGACTCCGCGAGACCGCAAAGAGGTCCAGCAAATCGTCGAGGAATCCACCGAGATCAAGGATGATCCCGAGGTTTGGGCAGAAGAAGAGGAAGCCGAGGAAGAGGTTCAGAAGAAGCCCACGCCCAAGAGTAAGAAGCGCAATAAAGAGGCCAGTGCAGATCCCCTGGCCCGTGTGGCTTCCCAAATCTGGATGGCATCCGAAGATTTTGCACGTAAGGATCCTGTGGGTCATGCCCGCCTTGTTGAAGCCATGACGGGGATCTATCAGTTCATGCAGAAGGGGTCACCCTGATGTCGAGCAAGAAAGTCATTTTCGCCGAGTCCATGTTCCCGCAAGATTTGACGACCATGACCATGGGTTCAAACTACGGTCTGGATGGGTACGAGGATATGTCTTACGGCATGGGCGTTCTGGAGGGTGTGGTCGATCCTGCGTTGCAATTGCCACCGGCCCTTCCGACTGGTTTGTCGAAGGGCGCATCGGAGCATCTGGACCTGGGTGATATTATCCAGGACACACCATTGAACGATTTGCGTTGGCTTTCGGATTTTGAGCCCGATCCAGCCCGACTTCCTGATAAGCCCAAGAGCCTGGATTCAGTGTCGCAACTTCAAGAGCTTTGGGGTGATAACCGTGCGCTGACTCAAAAATCAGCCCACGAGACAGACTTGGCAGTCTTGCGGGATCGAGGTGATTTCGGTGTACGTCGTGCCAAAACTGTCAATCTCGGTGAGATCGCGCGGAAGGCTTCCCGTCGTGTCATTGCGAAAGTTGCCCCCGCTGAAATCGCCCAGGAAGCCACGCTTTCGGCAGACGGTGATGAGACCCGTGTTCGGGGAATTGTTGGAGCCGTTGAGCGGGAGCGTGGGCTCGCAGGAAACGTTTTCATTAGAGCCGCCTCTTTCCCTGGATACGGACAGGGGAAATGGAAAAGCTTCGTAGCTCAACACGCAAAGCTCGCGCGCTACCTTGTCGTAGATACAGATACGATCAAGTCAGCAGCATGGATTCAAGATGGTCGATGCACATACACGGGCAAGGTTGTCGTTACTTCCGTGCCGTGGGCGGACGCCTATGCCCACTACGCTCCCCGGTTGAAGGCAGCGGGATATGTGGTGCCCTCCGCAGGCAAAGACCCTAGAAAAGTCCTGCAAGAGGCTTTCCTGACAGGCCCCCAGCAGCGGGTCGTCGCCAGTAATTTGCCGACTCACGATGGCGAGATCAAACAACTCGGCAAGTCTGAGTTTAATGCGCGAGCCGCTGCCGAAGCTTTTGAGGATCGCAGCCGCCGTTCCGTCATCGCTAAAGTTGAGGCAATCAAGGCCCGCGTCGAATCTGGCGAAAAGGGCACGATCCTGATGCGCCGGATCGCCTCTACGTTTGCTCCTAGCGAGCAAGTCGAAGCCACTAAACTGCTCGCACCCATCGTCAAGGACGCCCTTCGCGACGAAGTCCGGAACATCCGTATTGCTACGGATGTTGTCGGTTCTGTGGGGGATATCAAGACTCTTGGTAAACGCGAGGTTGACCCTGAAGCGATTGACCGCGCCCACAAGAACAGTAGGCTGGAGAAAATCGAGGCCAAGGTTGCCAAGATTGTCGCAGCCGTTGATCGGGGTTTGTCGGGCGAAATTCTCCGTCGTAAAATCGCTTCGACATTTGCCCCGGATGAGCAGACTGAAGCGGTGAAATTGCTTGCGCCTCGCATCAAGAATGCGTTGGTTGAGCAAACTCGTGAAGTCAAAACTGCCCGGGACACTAATGAGCGGTTTCAACATATGGACCGCAAAAATGAAGAACTTGCGTTGGCGAAGAAGGCTTCGGCGGGGGCCGAAAAGATCGTCCGTGTTCGTGGGGCCATCGGCTGGGTTCGTCGCGCCATGAACGAGGGCCTTGCGGGTAAAAACTTGGACGATGCTGTCCGGCATCGTTTTACCGACGCCCTGTTTAAGGAAGCCAGCGAGAACATAGCTCGCGTCCGTGCCGCCCATGAGGGTTTGGCCGGATTCCGATATATTGACGCCTCCGTTTATGCGTCTAAGTCTGGCGTTGATGGCTGTGAGTCGGGGGCCTTGAAGCATCGGGCGAATCAAGTCAAGATGCTCCTGGCAATGGACCGCTGTGGCTCTTGTGCCCTAGCAAACAACTTGCCTGACGGCACACGCCGCTGCTCGACTTACAACAAGATGTTGGTTCACGCTTCTGATTTTGATGCTGCGGATCTGCGGAGAGCCAAGGTAGCAGCAATTAAGATGGCGAACAGCCATGATGCCGAACACACCGCGTCGTTGTTTGCCCCCAAGTACGATCAAGCCGAATTTGGGTTGCACAACGCTGCCTTGGATAACATCCAACCTGATGATTTGCCCGAAAACGAAAAGGTCAAAGACATCGTCTTCGGCGGTCTAATTTTTTGAAGTGCGGCACCATGACCATTAGCAGGCAAGTTAAACTGTCGTTTGGCGTTGTTGCCTGACATCTGGCACGCTAGGTAGCCCAGACGGGGCTAATCGGCCCTGGAATTTAACACGGAGGTTTAGACGTTATGGACGCATTGCTGGTCAAGTGGGGGCGCTTGATTTACGCCGCTGGCAAAAAGCTGCGCGTGTACGACTTTGATGAAACCTTGGCGTTGGCTGGGGGCACAATCACCGTTCGAACAGTAGACGGCGACACGGTTGAGATGGATAGCAACACCTTCTCAAACTTCAGACCTCGTGAGGGCGACGTTCTGGACTTCACGGAGTTCAACCATGTCAACAATCCACACAAGATCAAAAAGAATTGGGAGCAATTCGTCAAAGATGCGAAAGACCCGGACACGGATGTAGCTATTCTGACCGCTCGTGCAGCGGGCGCCGAATCGTCCTTGTCTGATTTTCTTGCAGATGAGGGGGTCGGAGATGTCACCCTCAAAGCCCTTGGCTCCAGTGACCCCTACGATAAAGCTCGTTGGATTGAGACCGCCATTAAAAAGGGCGGTTATGACGACATCGCGTTCTTCGACGACTCCGAAAAGAACTATGCTGCGGTGACGGAGTACGCACGAGACTTTGAGGCCGGCAAGAAGGGCAAAGCTGTCAGATTCACCACAGAGAACCCGCATCCCCCCAAAGAAGACGATAAGGCTGCCTTTGACGGCCCCCCTGTAAAAAAGGTCTACAAGTCCAAAAATCCCAAGGCTGCCGTGGTCACGTATAAGGCGAAACCAACAGACGCCCCACACGTCCACTCAAAGTGGTGGGACAATCAAACGGACGACTTCAAGCGGAAATACTGCGAGAGTCACGAAAGCTCTCAGTTGTGCAAGAAGGGGTCTAAGAGGGCAGTCGTGGCAGCCAAAGACGCGAACGGGGAATACAAGAAGCAAGTCGCTGCTCGCGCCGAGAAATGCAAGAACAAGAAGGTTCTGGGCTACATGCCGAGCTTCAATGACAAACTTGACCAGCTTGGTGATATGGCCGGACACTGGCTTGACCAGTTAGAGTCGAGCAGTAAGAAGGGTGCGATCAAAGCCACAGGGTTGTTCGAGGGATTCACCTCGGCCGACTTTGATGAAATGCACGAAGTCCTTTTTGGCCACAAGCAAAAGACCTCAAAGGAAGCTTCGAGCACAGACTTGGTAGCCAAATGGGGCCGGACCCTTATCTGAGATGGCCGACAGATACTCCGATATTGACTTCAAGCCCCCACAGTCCGTTGCGGACGCCGCATCGAAGGGGCTCAAGTATCGGCAGAAGGCCAGCCCCTCGAATAAGGGTGGTCTGACCCCTGCCGAAGCGAGTAAACAGGGTATTGGTTCCGGCGTTCAACGTGCCGTGAACCTGAAGAACCGCGACAATATCTCCCCCGACGTGATTCGTCAGATGGTTGCATTTTTCTCCCGCCACGAGAAAAATAAGAGCATTGCGCCCGAACATCGGGATACCCCTTGGAATGACAAAGGCTATGTCGCCTGGTTGATCTGGGGTGGTGATCCGGGCAAAGCCTGGGCAACAAAAATACGGGATCAGATGGATGCTGCGGATAAGAAGGCTGCGGTCAAAACCGCAAGCTTTCTCTTGAGAGCTTTTGATTGCCTTTAGGGGAAGCCCACCAAGTAGATTGGCTATCAGAAATCAAGAGCACCTCAACAGGAGCAGCGACAGTGCCCCAAAGCCCATCATTTAAACGGGTGGTCACCGCCCACTTGCTCAAACAAGCCTGCATCATTGCAGTTGGTGTGTGGGGTGGGAAGAAGTGCCTGCTCAAAAATCGCGACCGTAATTACGTGCCGAAAGTGAAGATCATCCATGAGCTTCGCGAAGGTGTCGAAGTCCTCTACATGACGGACGTAAGTACGGGTTGGTGCGAAGGCTTGAATGAGCACGGTATCGGCATTGTAAACTCTGCCTTGCAGGTAGCCCGGGACGAAGCTGAGAAGTCGGTCGTCAAGTCCAAAGGCAAGAAGTCGAAGGACGGCCCTCGCGTTTTGAAAACCCTCGAATGCACAAACGTTAAGCGTGCCGTTGAAGTTGGTCAGACGTATGAAGGTGGGCTTAAGGGGCACACGATCATTGCGACTGAAACCGAGACGTACACGCTAGAGGGCACCAGCAAGCATGAGTTCCACTCGCGTAAATTGCCCGAGGGCAAAATTACCGTGCGGACGAATCATGGTATTCACTATGACGACTCTGGCTACACAGAAGGTTCGAACTACGAGTCCTCTGTTGTGCGGCGCGACAAGGCCAAGCGAACTCTGCGGGGGCTGGACTCTCCCGATGAAGTTGCCACAGCCCTGATGTCTGCACGTATGGATGACCGTGCCCACCCGAACAACATGGTTCGGTACACGGATAACATGAGCACCACAAGTCAGATGATTATCAATCTGACGGACAAGGAACTCGTGTTTTATGTCATTCCGGACAGGGTGGAGTTTGAGGGCTATGAGAACAAATTGCCAAAGGGCCGCAAGCCTAAGTTGAAAGTTCGCGTTATTGAGTATGTTGACGTGGATACTGACGGGGATTTTGACACTAAGGTCATCAAGAATAAGTGACTTGCGACCGCTAACCCGGCTATCAAAAGCCCGAGGACATGCGATCTCAACACGCCTGTTCTCCACAAGAAGCCTTGGCGAATCCTGTCCGCATTGCGGCTAAGTACCAGGACAAGAAAAAGGTCAAATCCCAGGACGGCAGTGATACCGTCGTCTATGAGTACGGCCCTCGTCAGATCGCAAATAGGCACAAAGAAAAGGCGGAACGCATCCAAAAGTTCCTGCCAAAATTGCCTGGCCTGCGCTCCAAAGTCCGAAAAGACTTGGGCTCCAAAGATGCGAAGACACGTCTCACGGCTCTAGCCGTGGGTTTGATTGACCACACGTATGAACGTGTGGGTAACGTGGATTCGGCAGAAGACAACGGCCATTATGGTGTGACCGTGTGGGAAGTTCGGCACGTTCGCTTCAAGGGCGATAAGGCTGAGATCCATTATACGGGCAAGTCCGGCGTCGAACACGTCAAGACGGTCGATGATGCAAAGCTGGTTGCGGCTTTGAAGACCGCAGTCGAAGGTAAGAAGCCTGATGCTCGTGTTCTCTGCGAAGGGGACGAATGTGTTGTCAGTGCCAGTGATGTGAATGAATATCTGAAGCCATACGACATCACCGCGAAGGATTTACGCGGGATGCACGCTAACGATGAGGTGCAGCAAGCCCTCAGAAAAATTCGATCTGATGGCCCAGCTTTGCCCCATGCTCGCAAAGAGAAGGACGAGATTCTCAAAGCCGAGTTTAAAAAAGCGATTGAGCAAGCCGCCAAAGCTGTAGGTCACGAGGCAACCACCTTACGGTCGCAGTATCTCGCGCCAGCGATTGAAGAGGCATACCTCCACGACGGCACAGTGGCAGACCGCCTGGATAAAAAGGCTGCTCGTCGAAAATCCAGGGGTGGTGATTGCTACGAGGCCGCAGGCAGTTTTTTCGTGGATAATGCCCTGTTCGAAGATACTGACATGGTTCTGGTTCATGGGGAAGTTGCAGGTCAGGGCAAACTTGAAGGCACGAATTTCGGTCACGCCTGGATTGAACAGCACGGCATGGTGCTCGATAAATCCAATGGCAGGGATATCAGACTCCCCATCCAGGTCTACTATGCTATAGGCCGAATCGACAAGATCAACAATTTGCACCGATATTCTTGGGAGCAGGCTTTTAGAAAAATCACTGCAACGGGACATTGGGGTCCGTGGGATCTCAAGACATCAACGGGGTTGTGAGCCATGCCGCTTATTTTCGATACCCTCCCAATCAAGCGCATCGAAGCCGAACTGCCCGATGACGTGATGGGTCGCACGGCTACACTATCTCAATCGGAGAAAGACGACCGTGAGGCCAGGCGATTGGTGAAGCCAGCGCCCCAGAAAAAACCGCCACGCACGGATTTGAGGCGCACGCACGTCGAAGATCGGGATACCCATGACGACGATCCCGATACGAAACAGGACAAAAAAGATCAGTCCCGAAACTACAAGGACGCTGCGCTGCGTGTTGCGATGCGGTATCTGTTCGCTGAAGACGCCAAAGACGCGGCGGATGACACGCCCGAGGGCCGTGATAAGTCCGAGGATGTCCCCGTACTCAACGCTAAGGGACGCAAGGTCTGGGTAAAGAAAAAGACACTGAGAAACCCTGACGTTGCAAGCAAGTACCGTCCCTACAAGAAAGAAGACGAGGGAAAGGCCGCCCCATCGAAAGATGCTGAACCCAAGTCCAAGACGGACATGCCCACCGTCCCGAATGTGGACGAGCATGGTGACACGGTAGATCCCATTGCTCCGATCAGGGCAGCGTTCCCGAGCATCAAATACTCAAAAATTTTTGACGCCCTTTCTGAAGAGGACCGTGCGTCGTTCAAGAATTTGTTTGAGGCAGAGGCCGCCACAATCGGGGAGCTTTCCAAAGAAGACCTGGGGAAAGCGGTCACAGAGGCAGAGGCGTATATTCGCAAGGCGGACGCACCAACGGATGCCAAAACCTTTGCAAAGGCTTTGGCGGCGATCCAGCACGCACAAGAGATTACTGGCGGCAAGGAAGCCGTAGAAGCACAGACCAAGAAGCTCCTATCCAGCCAGGATTTCAACACCGATCCCGATGGACGTGCCATTGCAAAAGCACTGGGATCGTTCAATCTGCTCCAGCAAAATGACTTCAACACGGAACTTGCAAGTCAGGCTAATGGCGTGGCAACGGAGGCCCGTAAGGGTCTTCAAAATGAGGGCGCATCAGATAAATTCAAGGACCAGGTCGAACGTGCCCGCTTCTTTTTTTCTAGCGAAGGCTCCGAGGCTCGTAAAGGCGCAAGCCCCAAAGATGTCGCAAGACATGCAGCGGTGTTGCTGGCGGACCATTCAATCAATGACCCGATGGTGCAGTTCGGCATCGAAGACGAATCAACCGACCCTATCCCTGAAGGCATGGAGGAAGAGGCTGCTATCCATGACCAGTTTGATGCCTTAGCTGCGTATGGACAGGTCAAAAAAAATGCCTTGGATGACGACGCCTTAAAAAAGTTTGTTGCCCGTTTGAAACAACGAGCCTCGATATTGCCTGCCAACAGCCCCGCACAGCGAAAAGCTGCGGCGGTCGCATCCGCACTGGAGCTTCGTCGAGTCGCAATCTCCCCCGTGAATCAGAAAATTAAGGGCGTGCATCCAGCGATTGCGAATGGCATCCGTGCCGCTGCGCTGAATGGTGACGAGACCTGGTTCTTGGAGACATCACGGGATACAGGCAAGAGCCCCACGAAAATCCTTGGGGAGATATCGGCCAAGATCGGCCAGATTTACGGCGGTCTGACCAACAGTGAGCTTTTGGGATTCCTACCTGAAAAGATGCCACTTCGGGGACTTGCCCAAGATGTATTTGAGAACGTGAGTTCCCCAGCATCGCACAAGTTTGTTCGTGAATCTGTAATCCTGGCCCTTCAAGGCCAGATCCAATTTACGAATGTCGTGGACCCCGAGTTTGAAGCAGAGCAACAGCAAGCTGCGGATGTGTTGGAAGAGGATATTGAAGGCATCAAGGCCAAACGGAAATGGTCGGACATCTTCAAAGATGTCGGCAAGAAATCCTCAGACGCCTTCAAGAATGCCGGCAAGCGAATTGTGGATGCTGTAACCGCATTTTTGAAGCGGATGGCTGCACTTTTCGCCAAGGTGAAGAAATCGCTAAAAAGCACGCACCAGAAGTTCAAGCGATTCAAAGTGCCAGAGCCCGGTGGCACTTTGCCCACGTTTGGTGACAGCCTGCCGTCATCGGTTAAATCCAGGATGGCGTCTAGGCTTGCATACCGATATGTGCAAAACAATTTGTGAACGTTAGGTATTCTATACCCGTTCTTTACTAGCGGCGGTACACGCCTATTACCCAACGGAGATTAGAAGATGCTCACCCGTCAAGGCGCACGACGCCTCACTTCAATGCTGGACCGCCTTGCATCCGTGATCCAGGAAAATCCTGATATTCTCGGTGTCAACTCCAAGATCGCACAGGATTTCGCCTATCGTTGTGATCTTTTGAGCGACGCTATTGAAACCCGCGCCGTTCAGAATTTCCCACGCCAAGCGTCCGAGAACTGTGAGTCTTGTGGCGAATACGCGGACGAGGATTTCGAGAGCTTCGAGGAAGCCGCTCGTAAGAACACGCCTCCGTCGTATGCCAAGCCCAATTGTGGTCCTGATGCGTCGTCTCAGGAATGGGGTATGAAGGACTCGACGAGCCCGACGTACCACAAAAACTACGATCCGTGCTACCGCAAGGTCACCCGCCCAGGGCCAAAGAAGACCGCCTCGCGGGAGCACATCGTCGGCACGGATCGCAAGGCTTGGTTTGATCCTGCCACCATTGCGGACGAGGTTCCCGGGCCACTGGAGCACCTGGATGACGACGAGCAGTGGATCGACGATCACTTCACGCAAGAGAAGTACGACGAGTTGCAGACTGTTCAGGAAGACGGCGACCTCGGCCCCCAGCCTTACGTCACGCCGTCTGGTAAGACTGCTTCCCACCATGGGTTCTATCTGACCTCCAAGTGAGGGCTCCATCCATGCGCCGCACCGCAGAAAACAATGTGAACTACCAGGAGCGGGCCAAAGAGTTTCGCGTAGGGGACATTGTAGTCCCCTACGGACTCTTGGAGTCGCAATCCGGTCGTGTGACTGCGGTGTATCCTGCAATTGGCATGGTGGACGTTGAATTCCCTACGGGGAACAAGAGAACCCCTGCGGAAATACTTCTGCATCATAACGACCCGACACTGATCCCACCACGTACAAACTCGGCACCTGACAAAACCGCCAGTGCAAAGCGCGTAGCCCTTTATTGGGTGGATCGGGATCGTAAGTATCGGACGACCCGAACAGAACAGGAACAACAAACGGTGTTTTGTCCCCGTTGCCCCGAAACGCCTTTGCGTAAAACGACGTTCAGTCGTGTAAACGGCGTAGGTGAGCATCTGTTGGGGTGCCCCGATTGCTTGTTCTTGATCAGGTTCGAGGATATCCCGAACCACTGGAAGTGGGAGGGGTGAAATGGCCTTTTTGAAGACCGCAAGGGCTGTCGTAGTAAACCCCCACGTCAGCTTGACTACGTGGGGCGGTTTGCGTAAGACCGCCTCGGTCAGCCCCTCGACTAGCGTGTCTGCCCAAGCTCGTGAGATTCTGGGCGATGCGTTAGACCCGGCGCAGTATCTTGTCAGTCATTGTACGATTGTTGCATCCGTTGATGTCGTCCCTGTTCCTGGGATTCAGACGGGCACAATCAAAGTCGGATCGAAGACAGTAGATCGCCGCTGGTCGGATTATTTGATCACGGCGGAAACTGATCGTTTCATCAATAACAACAACGACTCGTTTAGCCGTCCTGTGCTTATGAAGTCCTACCGCACATTCATCGGTGGGCATAACTTCTGCGAGCATGTTCAAATCGAGGCCCAGTCGAAAGGCCGCATCATCGACGCTGTGGCCCGGGACATTGGCGAGTCCGTCTACATCGACATCCTGATTGCCACCAACCGCAAGCACGCCCAACTGATTCAACAGATCGAATCCGGCGCACTCACCACTTTGAGCATGGGATGCTCCGCAGACGCAACCCAATGCACAAAATGCGGTCATGTTGCGGCGGACGAAACCCAGCTTTGCGATTGCGTGAAGTACGAGAAGGGTAACTACTTCATCGATGACATGGGTAACCGCCGCCGTGTGGCAGAGCTTTGTGGTCACCCATCAATGGGTGATACTGGCGGTGTCCGTTTCATCGAAGCTTCTTGGGTTGCGGTTCCCGCATTCCAAGGTGCCGTCATGCGGAATATTCTGAGCCCCGTCGAAACCCTCGGCAAGAAAGCTCAGGAGATTCTGGCATCCCCCCCAACTCAGTGGAGCACCACAACTGGCAGCATAAAGGCGGCGTCTACACATCTCGCCTTTGATCTGTCAAGCCTCGGCGGTGGCGATGCTGATGCCGCACCATCTAATGACGGCGATGGCAAAAAAGAAAAAGACCCACTTGACGAAGCCGAAGACAAACTGTTCACGACGCTTCGTGATCGAGTAGTGAAGCGAATTGAGACGTCACTGTCCAAAAAAGACAAAGCCCCATCACAGGCGTTGCCAGCAGCGCCCGGTGGTTCCGCGTCTACAAATGAGAACGTGACCAAGATGGCCGACACAGTCGACTACAGCACCGCCGTCAATCGGCTGGTACGGACTGCGGCCAATCAGGTTGAACTGTTATCAGGTCTTTCGGCAGTTAACTCCATTTATGGGGTATCATTGCGAAAAGATTTGTATTGGACTGCCTATCAGGTAGGTCCAATAGTGAAGTACGCAAACACACATTCTTTTCTTGCGGCTTGCCGTGAAAAAGCAGGTCGTAATCTCACAACCGCCGAAGTCCGAGCGATCATTCGGATCGGCTCCCTGCTCGCTCGACGGGCATGCAATAGCGCAGGAGAGTAGTTATGCGCCAGAGAATGACATGGAGCCGCAAGGCGTCGGCTCATCCCGCTTACCCCGACGAGGGCGCTGCTTCCCCGGCTTACCCCGGCGCAGATCCCGACGCTCACGATTATGAGAACGGCGATACGTCGTCCTGGGCTGAGGATCCCACCGAGGGTCCATACAACCAGAGCGCGCATCCCGCCTACCCTGATGAGGGTCCGGCGTCACCCGCTTACAATAAGCAGGCCGCTTTGGAGCGTAAGGCTGCCAAGTGCATCCGTATTGCCTCCGCCATGCTTGGCAAAAAGGCTTCGGTTGGCGCCATCGAAGATCAGGCTCTTGTTCTGATGGATCTCGATAACCGTTCGATTCAGGCGACCCTCGCCCGTCTCGCGATGGATGAAGAGGTCGAGGCTGAGGACGAGGACGAGGCTCCCAAGGCCGAGGCCAAGAAGAAGGCTTCCGTGCAAGATCGCCTCGCTCGTCTTCGCCGCCTTGCTGGGGAGGAAGAGGTCGAGGAAGAGGTCGAGGCTGAGGAAGAGGTCGAGGCTCCCAAGGCTGAGGCCAAGAAGAAGGCTTCCGTGCAAGATCGCCTCGCTCGTCTTCGCCGCCTTGCTGGCGAGGAAGAGGTCGAGGAAGAGGTCGAGGCTCCCAAGGCCGAGGCCAAGAAGAAGGCCGCTTGGGAGAATATGATGCTTGACCGTATGCTCCGCGAGGAACGTATGGGCAAGTATGCGACTTCCCGTCGTGTTGCCAGTGAGGACGCCGAAGAAGAGGCTGAGGACGAGGCCCCCGAAGCCCCCAAGGCTGAAGCCAAGAAGAAGGCTTCGCTGAAGGCCCGCCTCCTGCGTCTTGCTGCGGAGTTGGATGAGGAAGAGGCTGAGGACGAGGCCCCCGAGGCCCCCGAGGCCCCCAAGGCCCCCAAGGCCCCCAAGGCTGAGGCCAAGAAGAAGGCTGCTTGGGATGATGCCGACCAGGATCTCCTGGAATCGATGCTGGCCGAAGAAGGTATGATGCCTGAGGCCGAGGCCGAAGAGATGCCCGAGGCTGAGGATGATCTTTTGGAGTCGATGCTCGATGCCGAGAGCGCGATGCTTGGCGAAGAAGATCCCATGGGCGTTCTTGACGAGGACATGGGCGCGGAAGAACGCATGCTGATGGCCAAACTTTTTGGCAACAAGCAGGCTGGTGAGGAAGAGGCTGAGGACGAAGCCCCCAAGGCCCCTGAAGCCACCAAGACCGAGAAGAAGGCTTCTTTCCGCCCCCAGCCCCTCAAGCCCGCTAATGGCGTGACCCGTCTCGGCGGTGGTGTTACGAAAGACCCCTCTGACAATCTGTCGAGTCTCTGGGATTCGGCTCCCGACGTGTCCAAGTATTTCTAATACCACCGACAGGTCTGACTAAAAAAACCCGGTGAGAAGTCTAAACCCTTCTCACCGGGTTTTTTATTTTCACTAGGTTGTTTATTCGCATTCTTTAACAGGTGACTGCCATTTGTGGGCAGCTTTTTCAACCCTTCCCTGTAAACAGGGAGCAAGGCAATTAGGAGTTGACTATGCCTTTGCTTGGACAGGCGAGTGGGGACTGGACTGAAAGTTCATCGGCCCTTCGGATTTTGCACGTCGGTATTCGCAATACTGTCGGCATTCTGACGGACGATGCGTTCACGCAGACCAACCCCCCTGTGATCTCCGTTAACGTCAGCACTTCTGCGGGTATGGACACGCGGGTCTTTGGCGTTCTCGGTGGTTCAGTGGCTTTCATCCGTGGCGACATCGGCCCCAATTACATTGGCGGCCCCGTGGACCCCGCTGGCACCGCTGGTGTCATCCCGGTCGGTGTCTTCATCAACAACGCCGTGGGTCGTCCTTACGAGAACACCCCGGGGCCGGCTTCGGGCAAGGGTCCGTATGTGTCCGCCATGGGCACTTATGGCAACAGCCTGTATGAGACGGCTGAGCATGGTGGCGGCGCGCTGACCTACACGGCCGGTGACTTCCTCTATGCCAGCAACAACGGTTACCTGACGAACAACAGCGCCGATGCCTACGATGCTGCCGTCCAGGTCATCGGTGTTCTCAAGATGCCCGCCGACTCGGTCCAGCCCGAGTTGGTCTACGACCAGCGGATCTGATAGGAGGGCCACAAAATGTCTATCGATAACAGTGTCAAGCAGAAGCTCATCAGCGAATACATCTCGACCGCCACGGGTCGGGCCAAGCTCGCTGCCTCCATGACCCAGCCCCTTCGCCTTCGTCGCGACTACATGGCCGTTGGTCGTAAGACCTTCCTGGTCGAGCAGTTGCCCGATGGCGCCCTGCCGATCTACGACAAGGATCCGGACGTGACCGCGTTCGTGGTTGGCGAGGAAGGCGAGAACATCGTCGCCATCGTCAAGCCCCGCCGCGTGATCTTCCCTCTGTTCGAGATCGCGTCGAACCCCGAGATTCCCCTCACGCAGATCAAGGAGCGTCGTTACGACCTCATTGAGCGTGCTCAGGATCTCGCTCGCGCTCAGATCCAGGCCGCCGAAGACGAGCGCGTCTTCTCCGTCCTGGACGCCATCGCGACTTCGGGTTTCGACTCCGTCGCCGGTGGCATCAACCCCGACATCCCGGTCGTCGCCCCCGTGTCTGGCGCCGTTCTCGCCGATGCCTTCGGTCTGATTGAGCGCCACGACCTCCGCGTCGCCCGCGTGTTTATGAACGCGCAGGACTACACGGACCTCCGGAAGTTCGGTCGCGACATTCTCGACATCGAGAGCCAGCGTGACCTGCTGAAGACCGGCCTCATGGCGACCCTCTGGGGCGCCCAGGTCATCGTCAGCCGTCTCGTTCCGGTCGGTACCGTGTACGCGACCTGCGAGCCCGAGATGTTTGGTCGCATCCCGGTTCGCACGGAGCTTACGGTTCTCTCGGCGGACGATCCCAAGGCCCGCACGATTGGCTTCTCGGTCTTCGAGAACTTGGGTATTGGGGCCTACAATCCCAAGGGCCTCGCCCGTCTGACGATCACCCGCTCCTAATCCGTAGGGTGGGGGGCTAGAAGCCCCCCTCACACGCGACTCACAAAAAGCCGTCCCGACTACGTCGGGGCGGCTTTTTCTTTTGCCCCACACGTTATTCGATATACCCGTCTGGACACCTGTTGTACATTCGCAGGGATGTTGGGATTCCAGGGGGCTTGAATGCCAGTGCCGTCATTTGAAAACTTGCGGTGTCTGTATGAGGATGCTGGCTTGTCGGACGCAGAGATTGGTGACCGTTTCGGTGTGACGGGGATGACGGTTTGCCGATGGCGGAAGTTGGCCGGCATCGTAACGATGCCGGATATGGATCGTCGTCGAATTCGTGGCGGGCACCGTTACCTTGACCTTGACGAGCCGACTTTGAGGCGGCTCTATGTGGTCGATGGTCTTGGGATGGACGAGATTGGTCGCCGTTACGGTTGTTCAAAGATCCCGATTCGCGAGTTGATCCACAAATTCGGGATTCCTGTAACAGCAAAACGGTGGGAGAAGAAGGGCCTGCCGGACGAAATTCCCGCAGATATGATGCCTGTCGTGATTGGGACACTTCTAGGTGATGCCTGCATCGCTTATGACAACGGCGGTGATACCGCAAGGTATAAGGTGTCTCACGGTTACTCCCAATTTTCGTACATCTCTGCAATCCATCGCAGGTTTGGGTCTTGGGCGAAGAGGCTGCTTGGCTCTGATACTGTGGACCTATTTGGCCGGCGCAGGATAGGTCATAGCTTTTACTCAGTCGCCCATCCTGCTTTTCGGCAGCTTCGTCAGTCGTGGTATCGGGATGACCTTCGTGGGGAGTTCCCGGTTTCCTGGTTGAAGTGCCCACCTAGATCCGTGTTGGAGTCATTGTCAGACGAGGCTTTGGCCTACTGGTATTTCGATGACGGGACACATGGGTTTTCGATTGCGACATTCTTCCCGCTAATCCCGCCAGAAGAAATTGCGCATCTCGTATCTGTTGGGACGGGTTTGCGGTGGTATCCCAAAGGCGCCAAGGATGGGGAGATGTTCAACCTGTCTCTTCGTGCGGCAGATCACGACGAGTTTCAGGCGCGGATTCTCCCGTGGGCAACGCCTGACATGGCGCATAAATTCGACCGTTCGTTCTGGCCATTGGTTCCGGGGATTCCTGAGACACCGCCTGAAATCGACTCCCGGGATGTGGAGCGTTTGGCGTTTTACACGATTCCGTCGTGGCAAAATCTGGACCTCGGTGCGAAAGCCCAGTGGGTTCGTGAGGTTTTTGAGATCCATCGTCGTCATGGTTTCCCATATCCACGCGAAACCCCACCGAATGAGGCCCACAAGATTTTCGCAAACTTGAAGTCTCACTCCGAATCATTGACAGACGGGCATGTGTTCAGTCGGTCGAAGGTTGGTCTTTCGATGTGCGACGGTTATGCCCCGCAGCGGTATGCCCGCGCCCGTTTGACGTTCGATGATGATGCGTCCTTTATCCGTCTGATTGAGGCGCAGTTCCAATCTCCAGCGATTACTCATGTCACACGAACAGCAATGCGGGTGGCTTTGGGGGGCGCGATCCCGATCTTCCGTCCATCCACCGCAAAGGCTTTGGTTGACACGTTATGCCCAGTAAACGGGGACGTTTGGATTCCGGTGGCGGGATTTGGAGGGGCTTTGTTGGGGGCGGCTGCGTCAGATCGGGTTGGGCGCATTGTTTGCCATGAAACCACAGACGTTCAACGGATGTGGTCCTCGATAGGGTGCGGTTCATCGCGGGTCGAATTCACACTTTTTGATGGGCCTGTCGATCTGATTCTGGCAGCCCCTATTGAGTCCGACTTTGGTTCCTTGTGGTCGGCGCTCCGTATTGGCGGGCATATTGTATTTCACCTTGATGTAGCAGAGGCTTTGGCTTTGGACCGCTTGGCTGTTGCGGCGGGGTTTCGGCGAGTTTTTCGGTTATGGTATCCCGTTGACGGCCAGCGGGAGGACGAGATCATCTTGGTTTATGTGAAAGGTGGCCTTGGCGTGGAGCCCGATTGGGATCTTACGGGGAGACGTGTGACAGGTTCACGGCATCATCGGCGAGGCACGGTAGACGGGCAGAACTAAATGCAACATTCGACCCGGACGTTTACCTGTAGCGGTTGTGGGCAATCCTGGACGACAGACGCACCAGGGAACTTCAAGAAATGCCCTGGGTTCCTAAACTGTAGCCAAAAATCTAGGTAATTCGGGGTCAACTTAGGTGTCCCCCGGAGTCAAAACTTTTTGCAAATAAGTACGGTAATCCGTTTATAGTTACCCCCTAGTAAGTAAGAATGAAAGCAATCATCACCCACGCTCACGAGGCAACCAATCCAGGCAAACTCGCCCTACTCGACGCCCTCAGCGTCGAGTACCGCGCCTATGTTCGGAAATGCCTTCAAAAGATGATTGATGATCGAATCACCCACGTTCAACTCCCTGACCGTCGAACCTACTTCCCAACTGCTCAAAACCTCTCGTCCCAAATCGTCAAAAACGCCCAGGCTCACGCCATCTTCATCATGGACTCCTGGATCCGATCCCTCTACGCCCGCAAGCTCAGGAACAAGATCGCCCGAACCGAAGGTCTAACCGATCAGCAACGAATCGAACTTCGGTGCTGCGGCAAACGGGTTCTTCTGAAGCCAGGTGTCCAAGGTCGGATGATCCTGACCCCCGAGATGTTCGACCTCTACTGGTCTTGGGTTTGGGACCCTTTGGTTTCAGGTTCACCCCCGGAGGTTAGAAAAGACCTCCCGATGTGGATGACTGAAATGACGTGCGAGGTCCAAGAGGCAGATCATGCTGGCCTATCGGGTTGGTGGTTCAAGTTCTCCAGCCTCCTGAAAGGTCATCGGGTTTGGATCCCTCTTGCTTTCAACCCGAAGATGAAGTCGGAGAACGTTGCGAAGACGGTTCTCGTCAAGAAACGTAAAGGTCGTTGGACGTTTCAGTTCACCGATAAGACCCCCGATGAAATCTTCGACGGGACCCAAGGGAAGATCGGGTTGGATGTTGGTTTGAACGTATTGGCAGCCACTTCAGATGGTCGCCTCTACGGGCAACACGTCAAGCCCAAGTTCGATGCCCTCTATGAACGAGTCCGGGATCTCAGGTCAAATCGCCAACGTCAGGGATTCAAAGAGAATTCCCCTCGATTGGATCGTCTTGAGGAACGCCTCACGGGCTTGGTCAAGACGGCAGTTGGAACCGTCTCAAATCAACTGATCAAAGATTACCCTGGGTTCACGTTTGTCATTGAAGACCTGGATCTTCGAGGGACACTGGGGCAGAAGCGGTTCGCTTATCGAGCCCTTCATCATTCACTTGGAACCAAAGCAGTCGTTGAGGTAGTGAACCCGGCATACAGTTCTCAGATGTGCCCGAGTTGCGGGTATGTGAGTAGAAAGAATCGCCACGGGACGGACTTCAAATGTCAGTCCTGTGGTCGTAAGAGTCATGCTGATGTGGTGGGAGCAAAGAATCTTCTCGGACGTTCCGAGGACAAAGGGATTCGGAGCTTTGATCATCCGTCAGTTGTGAGGGCGTTGTTGAGAAAGCGATTCCTCGTAAAGAGGACCAGTTTCTCGACACGCAACTCCCTGGTGGCCCCATTGCCCCGAAGGGGGAGGGGGAGGCCGAGGAAATGCGCTCGAACCGTCGAGCCAGAGGCTTACTGTGGAGAAACGCCGCATAGCCTCAAAGACGATACCTAATTTCACCTAGGTTTTGTTAAACGGCACAAGTGTGACGTGTATTCATGCCTGTGTTTGGACGAATCCGGGGATGAAGTGCTTCGAGAGTATCGGATTCCTGCTTCGGTTTTGGGGAAACGCAGGTTGATCCACGTATATGAGGGTGATGACGGCCAGTGGCGGTCGTATAGAACCGCTCCATGAGTAAGCTCAAGAGATATACGTCTGAGAACGTCTACGAAGCGGCAGTCAAGCGGCTAGAGCGCATCTACGAATCGTTTGACAAGGTGTATTTGTCGGTGTCGTTCGGCAAAGATTCGAGCGTCATGTTGCACCTTGCCATCGAGGTTGCACGGCGTTTGAATCGTTTGCCGGTGAACATCCTGTACATTGACCTTGAAGGGCAGTACCAAAGTACGATTGCCCATGCCCGTGAGATGTTCGACCGTCCTGAAGTCATTGGCCATTGGGTTTGCCTGCCGTTGAACCTGCGGAACGCTGTCTCGGTCCATCAACCGTTCTGGCGATGTTGGGATCCTGAAGAGAAAGAGCGTTGGATTCGGCCCATGCCGGAACATTCGGCTGTCGTATCTGATCCCGCTTTCTTCCCGTTCTACAAGTTCGGGATGGAGTTTGAAGAGTTCGTTCCGGCGTATGCGGCATGGTTTGCGGACGGCGGGCAAGTAGCCTGTATGGTCGGCATTCGTACTGACGAGAGCCTGAACCGTTTTCGAACGATTGCATCTTTGGCGAAGGGGCGGTTTGACGACTTGCCTTGGACCACGGAGATTTTGCCAGGGGTGTATAACGTCTACCCGATTTACGATTGGAAGGTTGAGGACATCTGGACAGCCGTGGGGAAGTTCAAATGGCCTTACAATCGGGTTTACGACTTGATGCACATGGCAGGTACCCCTTTGTCGCACCAGCGCATTTGCCAGCCGTATGGGGACGATCAGCGCCGTGGATTGGATTTGTTTCATCGGTGTGAGCCTGAGACTTGGACCCGTGTTGTCAGTCGTGTTGCGGGGGCGAATTTTGGGGCGCACTACGCCAAGTCTGCCCTGCTCGGATTTCGCAAGATGCAGAAGCCTCCGAACCATACTTGGCGGAGCTATACGGAGTTCTTGTTGGAGACGTTGCCGAGGTTCCAGGCTGAGTGGTACCGGAGCAAGATCCAGCGATTTTTCGCATGGTGGGGGGACCATGGCTTTGGTCTTGAAGAGATACCCGACGAGGCGGACCCTGAGTTGGAGTCAAATCGAAAGGTGCCGTCGTGGAGGCGAGTTTGCCGGTGTGTGGTGACGAACGATCTCTTGTGTCGGGGATTGTCGTTTGACCAGACCGCCCGTCAGTGGGAGAAATACATGGCTTTGAAGGCAAAATATGGCGATGACTGAACACTTGGACGCGATTCTTGCGGAGTTGGCCACGATGAGTGACGACGCTCGAATCGAAGCTCTCAATGAGATCCGCGTTCGATTGCATGAGGTCTCCCCGATGCGTGGAGAGCCCGTGGATCTGGTTTTGTGGGTGAAGCAGTCGGAGGTCGTTGCGAACGGCTACAATCCGAACACGGTGGCGCCCCCTGAGATGAAGCTGTTGGAGCACAGCATCAAGGAAGACGGTTATACACAGCCGGTGGTGGCATTTCGTCGTGATGACGGAACCTTTGAGGTGGTCGACGGGTTCCATCGTAACCGGGTTGGACGTGAGAGCACCGACGTACACATTAAGGTTCGAGGGCGTCTGCCGGTGACATCGATTAACGGCACACGGGTTGAGATCAAGGACCGCATGGCGAGCACGATTCGGCATAATCGCGCTCGGGGCGTCCATGGTGTGACTCCAATGGCTGAGATTGTCTCCCAGATGTACTTCAACGGCTGGAGCAACGCCCGGATTGCCCGCGAGTTGGGCATGGACAAGGATGAAGTGCTGCGTTTGAAGCAGGTCACAGGGCTTGGGTCTTTGTTCGAGAATCGGGAATTCTCTTCCGCCTGGGATCTCGTTGACCTTGAGGGTCGGGACTTGTCCGCATAGGGCATGGGGGCCACCCAAACCGTTAATCCTTTTATGCTATGTACACGCGGGAGTGGTTTTGTTCACAGGGGACCGCGTGTATGCAGGATTCGCGATATCGGGCACTACTTGAAATCTGGGGTTCGCGAGGTCTTGCCAAGGCTGCGAGTCGTCAATGGGCACGCATCGCTCGGATTCTTCAGTGTTCTACTGATGAGGCGCGCGAGTTTGGGCAGCGTCTTTTGAAAGAGCGGTTCCCGGATTCAGCCCCCCCAAAATCTCTTCCTGACCCGGATTCCCCTAAGCAAGACCACAAATACGCACACGACGCATCGTATTGGCATGATTCAGAGCGTGGTGTGTATGTTATTTGGCTACCCCATCTGCCGAAGCCCCTTGCCTTGCCTACAGATATGTGGGCAGGTATCAAGGCAGCATATTCGTCATGGGATGGACAGCCCGCATCCGTTGAACAAATCGCCCGTAAATTCGGTTTGACGCGCCGGACGGTAACGGCGTTGATGCGGGTTATGGGGCATACGCACACGGGCTCGCCATGGACTCGCGAACAGGTCATGGTGTCCGAGGACAAAACCCTTGTCGAGGATTTGATCCTTGCGCGTGAAGAGGGTGTGCTTCGACAAGCGGAGGCGCAGCGTTGGAACACAGTAAAGTCCAAGGCTGAGGCTTTCGAGCGGCTACAACGAGGATGCCTGGATGCGCTCAACGAGTGGCTGAACACCCCAAAACAACGACTTGCCGTATCCACAACAATTGTGCGTGGACAACCTGCGGAAACACTCGCTGTTCTTGGTTTGACGGATTTACATTACGGCGCACAAAACCACGATGCGGCTGCGGCTTTGGACAAAGTCCTGGCAGAGGTTTTCCGACGTTGGGAACAACGTGGCGCACCGAGTTTGATCGTGTTGCCTATTGGGTCTGATGGTATGCATTACGACACCGCTGGATACACCACGACCAGCGGGACACGGATGGAAGCCGAGGGTCCAGCCCGAGAAGTCATTGTCGGATACATGGACATGATCGCAAAGCTGATTTTGTCACTTAGCGCGGTCGCTTCCGTTCATTGTGTCCCCATGGCAGGGAACCATGACCGTATGATGAGCTATGCTACCTTTGCTGCGATGCGACTGGCGTTCAAGGGTAATGACACGGTTCAATTCTCGGAGTCTTTGTCCGAAATTCAAGTGTTCACACATGGCAAGTCTTTTATCGCCCTGCATCATGGTGACCGACATAAGCCTGCGGCTTTGGCTGGCATTTTGCCCCGTGACTATGCAGAGCAATGGGGCGCCACTCAATACCGATATTGTCTGTTAGGGCATTACCACACGCCAGGGACTTTCGGCACCAAGTCAGGTTTGGAGTGCCTTTACATGCCGTCTTTGTCCCCTACTGATGAATGGACAGAAAGTATGGGCTTTAGGAGCCAACCTGCGTTGTCCGTCTATGCCTTCGATGCTGTTGATGGATTAGTGACGGTGGATACCATTCGCTAGACCGTTTATACGTTTTTCAGATAGGGAAAGAAGAAAGGCATACCATGTCAACCACCCCTCCGTGGCTCAAGAATCTTGACCCTCTCACTCCAATTTTGGCGGATCGGGCTGAGCTTGCTCGCACGGACACCGCGAAGCAAGTCTCCGTCACAAACGAGGCCGACCTCGTGTTTGGTGTCATCGCTGTCGCCACGGAAGTTGCGATTGACTTCAGCTATGCCGCAACCTCGCTGGATGAGGACTTCATCATTGGCGCGGGGCTAGTCTATACGGGCGACAATGGGGCATTCACGGTGACGGTGGATGGTCTGGGTTCTCTGGGCACCCCGGTGCCTTTGGTGAGCGGATCGAAATTCCTGCTCCCGATCCCGCCAGATACATATGGTACTCCGTATCCTCTGACGATCAAGGCACTTGCGGCAAATAACGGAGTTGCCAAGTCGGGCAGCCTCGCGATTTGTGACCGTTTTGATTTTGCGGGCACGGGTGCTGTGACACGCACCTTGAAGACACTGGCCCTTTCCAAGACCTACACACCCTAATTAGGAGCTTTTCGATGCCTCGGTTTACTCGCGTGCCCCATGCCTCGATTCCGGATACGTTCGTTGTTGACGTTCGTGGTCCTGATGAGGACACCCCGCGCTATCTGCTGGTTCAGGATTTGAACACCGCGCAGATTGACTATTTCACGTACACCCGCAAATTTGGCCCTGCCAAGGAAGGCGGCGTGGTCTACAACTACGGTGGCCGTCCTGTTGCGTACATTTCGCACGATGGCAAGCTGTGGATGGTCGACCGTGATGGCAGGCCGATGCGGGCGATTCGGACGTTGCGTCAGGCGTACAACGCGGTCCCTCGGGATGAGCCTGGTTCACCCGTGCATGACAACACGGTACAGCAGGCCCGAAGCCGTTTTGACGTGGGTGACCGGAAGCGGTATGACATCAAGTTCGACACTCGCGGTATGCCTGACCGTGAGCGCATGATCCAGCTTCGGCGGTTGTACCGCTCTCTCGCGGACAATCCGGCTGCGCTTTCGAAGTGGAAGGATTCTATCGCCGAGTTGAACGACCGCGAGTTTGAGCGGGATACGGCGGATCGCATGGATCGCATGGCTTCCATGGATCCGAAGCAGCTTGCCAGCCAGCTTGCCCACTTCACGGGCAGCGAGTCGGTGGCTCGGATGGGTTTCCCTCCGGTGTTGGCAACCGATGGCGTTCAGTTTTTGTGTGAGAACGTTTCGTGCTACTGGCTGGTCGATGTTATCGCATCGCACCAGACCAGCAGGCAGGTTGCCGCAGAGGAGTTCCAGGTCTGGACCCTGACCTTGAGCAAGTCGGGGTCGGGTGCGGTAATTGTTGCTGATGATGGCAACGGTCGTAAGATCGCTTCGCAGCGCATCTCATACACGGACTTTCCGCTGCCCAAGATCAAGCTGTTTGTGCAGCGTTCTCCGGGCCAATTCCCCGTCGTGATGTTGCCCAGCGAATACTGATCAGCCGAGATAGTCCCGCCACAGTTCGGGTACATTTTGATCCAAGGACGGATCATTCGACTCGTTCAAAACAGGCAGCACCTTCGGCGCCACAGGCGATGACCGAAGGTGCATATTCGCTTCCTGCGGCGTCCGTGCTTCTTTCTTTTGATTGCACGGATTACAGGCGACTACAATGTTCCCCCACTCCGTCCTACCTCCGCGTGATCGCGGAAAGACGTGATCCAGGGTGAACCGATGTAGTACAACGGCGCTGCCACAGTATTGGCATTGGCCTTTGTCACGAATCCAAATATTTTTGCGGGTGAACCTGGGTTCGCATTTGAACCACCGTGATGGGTTCTTGCGCAGGAACCTCACGACGCAGGGCATCACCCATTCTTGGGCGGCCGACCTGATGGTCTTATCGGGATACGCCTCGACAAGCTCGGCGCGACCTGAATAGATCATCGTAATGGCGTCCTGCCACGTCGTTACGGCTACTGGCCGATAGCTGTTGTTCAGGACGAGAACATCCATAATTCTCAGGGGATTTCAAGATGCCATCGACTCGGCTCAGTTTCCGGTGGCGGCCTTTTGCGCAGCAAGACGGGCTTGTCGTCATCATCAAGGATCACATCAATTGTTTTGACGTGATACATTGTTGCCGCAGATGAACGGATCAGTCTGCGCAACTCTTCGATCTCTCGGTTCAAATCTTTCATGGCTCACACTGGACAGAATAGCCAAAATACCTACTCCTGGGCTACATCGTCCCCCTCATCCATCAAACGAGCATTCCGTGTGGAATCCGACGAACCGCACGTCGGGCAAACCCTCGCCTGCTTTCCCGATTTTTTGATCGTTGTGCGATACTTTGTACCGCACGATGAACAAGTCACACTTACTACTGCTTTTGCCATGTTGAAGAATACCGTCAGAGCGCGGATTTGAGAAGCTCTGTCAGAACACCCAAAGGGTTCGAACTCGGCGCCCCGATGTCGATGCGAAGTGAACCCGGGAGGATTTGAACCTCCGACTTCTCCGGTAGGATCGGAGCACTCTGTCCAGTTGAGTTACGGGTCCGCACAGCTACAACGTAGCTGAAGCAACTTTAGGACGCAATTGATTTAAGCTCTATCCACCTGAGCTACGGGAGCTTGGATTTGCCCGTCTCTCCGGGCTTGTCACGCCAAGGTAAGCAGCGGCGTTCCCTGGACGCCCAATCAAGGGCGATGAGGAAGGGGTGGGATTCGAACCCACGGCGGATTTTGTCCGCGACGGTTTTCAAGACCGTTGTTTTAAGCCGCTCAACCACCCTTCCTTCGGATTCAGGTTCCGTGAATGGAACTTTGCAATACGGCAAGCCCGTATGAAGTAACTTGGAAAGTTTCTGCGATCTTCACGACCAAACCCTTGTGCTTGAGGCTTGAAAGGATCTTCCGCGTGTGCCCCTCATTCCGGTCAATCAGGCTGGAAAGCTCTTTCGTGGGCAAGGTCGAACCAGACAGGTAGAACAGAGCCTCAATTTCCTTTGTCACAGGTGCATCCTTTCGTTGGAGTGCCGTCGTACAGGGACTTACGCAGAACCGCAATCATCGCAGGCACCGCCGCTTCTAGCGCGGGCAGGCACGTCCGTAATCTTGCTCGCATATTACCGTCCCCCACGTTGGTCGGATCTACTATGTAGGGAATAGTGTGGTCTTCACACCATTGTACCGTTTGCGCTTTTCGGGCATAGAGGAAAGGGCGGAAAACGTTCCCGTTTACGGGAGACATCGGTTTCGGATTCCCGCGTAGGCTTGTGTAGATCCACCACTCCAATGCATCGTCAAATGTGTGGCCTACAGCTACGGGTAGCTCATTGGCCGCGTATGTCGCACGCCTCGCCTTTGACCAGGATAGTTCCGTGGCCGGTATGTCATGTGGCAACGTCACGACATGAACGGGGATGCCTAGCGCACTGCCATGTTTGAGGACCAGGGCTTCGAATGTAGGCGACATTGCAGTGCCGTGATTGACATGGATGATGCGACGGACTCGACGAGTCCGATTCAGAAAATCAAGTAACGCCATGGAGTCCGGCCCGCCAGATACGGCGACATCGCACAGGCTTGGCAAGGGACAGGCTAATTTGATTTGCATCTTGCTTTGTATTCGTATGGTAGGCCCCCTCGGGTTTGAACCGAGAACCTAGCGATTATGAGTCGCTTGCTCTTACCGATTGAGCTAGAGGCCCATGTGCCTAGAGCGGGACTCGAACCCGCACGCCCTTTCGAGCGGAGGATTTTCTTACCACACGCACTTTCATGCGCCCTCTCGGTTGTGGTCTGGACTATATCATCTCCCACAGCCTTACCTGTTTCGGGAGCGCCGTGCATAGTCTCTGAACCTTCCCCATAGTGCTACCTTTAGGGGCTCGGCTGCTGATTACCCAATTTCCGCTATTCTTATAACATTCGCGCTCGTCGTTTCCAACCACGCTGTAGTTAACGGAACTATCAGGGCTTTCCAGCAATTCTCGACGTTCTCATTCCCAGATTTCTCTAGGATGACTCTCTGTAGGTCCAGGTATTGATGAAGACGTCCATGTTCCGATTCTCTTCAGCGATATCTCGGTGCTGCGTGTGCTCCGGAACGTTTGTCATTAGGTACTTATTTGTGTTTTTTGTTCGCGAAGCTAGCTCGACCTGCAAAGCGTAGCAACTTGAGCAAAGTTGCTGTTCTTTTCGCCAAGCCTCGTATGCATCGTGACAAGCCACACATATAAGACTAAACGTGTATCTGGGCTTCTGTCTGGCAAGGGCGCGTAACCGCTCCCTGTTGCACTCCGCACAAATACGGCGTCCGATCTCTCTACCCGCTCCACAGTTCTTGCAGATTAGTTCTTTCATGCCCACAGGACACCCTGTGTCTAACCAACATGCAAGGTGAAGTCCTCTGTGTCTACCGTTCCACCATCTAGGCAAATAGTCGAGGAGGGTGTCGAACCCCCGACATTCCCCATGTAAAGGGGACGCTCTGCCGCTGAGCTACTCGACCAGCATTACTTTTTGCTGAATGCGATGGCAGCCACGAGTACGCCAATTGGGCCAAACAAGAGGCCCATGACGGCACCCAGTCCCTTCTTCCCCTCGGCGGACACAGCATGACCGGCCCACGCACACAGAACCCACACGATGAGAACAAACAGAACACCCATACAGCCTCCTTGTGGCTAATCGCCCCTCCAGGATGAAAGGACTAGATATTCGTGGCCAAGGTGGGGGTCGAACCCACATACCCGTGAGGGCGCTGGAACCTAAATCCAGTGCGTTTTCCAGTTTCGCCACTCGGCCAAGTTATTCCTCAAACGTCCCTCTAGGGGAACTAGAACCGAAAAAAGAGGCAGACTTCAGGGGATGTTCGGTCTGCCAGCGAATCTTCGAGACGCACGGAAGCGAAAGGAGAAAAACCTCCGTGCGTATCCCCTTAAACAAGGGGGGCGGGAGCCAAACCGTTTGACAAAATCTAGGTAATCCTAGGTATCGTCTTCAAGGCTGTGCGAAATCGTCGGATTCGACGTACTTTCACAGTAAGCCTCTGGCTCGACGGTTCGAGCGCATTTCCTTGGTCTCCCCCTGCGGGGGGTCACCAAGGAGCCGCGTGTCGAGAAACTGGTCCTCTTTACGAGGAATCGCTTTCTCAACAACGCCTTCACCACCGATGGATGATCAAAGCTCCGAATCCCTTTGTCCTCGGAACGTCCGAGGAGATTCATCGCTCCCACCACATCAGCATGACCCCTGATTACCTAGACTTTCGGCTACAGTTTAGGGACCCCAAAAGTGCCCAAGGCCGGACTCGAACCGGCACGCCCTGACGGGCAGGAGATTTTGAGTCTCCCGTGGCTACCGTTACACCACTTGGGCTAAATGGTCGGAGTAGCAGGATTTGAACCTGCGACAACCTGCACCCAAAGCAGGTGCGCTACCAGACTGCGCTATACTCCGAAAAGCGCACGGACTTGACCCGTCACCGTGCTGTGCAGACTTTCGTCACCCGTTGGGTCTTTCGACCACCCTGGATCTGCTTCGGCCCGCTTGTAAAGCGTTAGCGGACATACCTAACTGGCCATGCCGTCGAGACGGTTTAGGCTGTTGTGGGTCGTCTGGGACTTGAACCCAGAACCTCGGGATTAAAAGTCCCTTGCTGCTACCATTGAGCTAACGACCCGTATAGAAAAGAAAGTAGTGGGCGTCACGGCTTTTAGCCCACCGCCCCCTGTTTACGGACCAAAACCGACCGTCCTGCCTTTAGACGATCCTCATTTCATTAGGGGATAATATGGTGGGAGAGGAAGGACTCGAACCTTCGAAGACCGAAGCCGGGGGATTTACAGTCCCATGCAATTGCCACTATGCGACTCTCCCAAAGAGAAAGATCGGGTCGGGTTGGTAGCCCGTCGATAATAGGGCTCCCGATAGCCCTAGCAGGTTGTTAAAGGCGGGTAGCCTGCTCCCACCGATATATCATCCCCTGCATCTACCAGATGCAGGGATCTGCGTTATTCCGGGGCTTGCAAGCAATACCGTGCGCAGCACACGGTATCCCGGTCTGACCCGATTTCCGAACCTCCCAATTAAAACGGGGATACTTACGTCGGGTCAGGTTTTCAATGAACCGGCTTTCGGGAGAGAAACGCATCCCAAACCGCGCCAGAACCGAAAATCGACCTAAGAAGTCGATTTTCGGAGTCTTTGGTTGAACCATGTCTCAATCGGTATGTCACCGTTAACGCCATGGTACTTGCCAGTGGCGTTGATTGTTACAAGCACATTGGTGACGCCCACGCCAAAAGCCTTAGCAATCTCGTCTGCACGACGCATGATCAAGATCGCCTCCCGATGAGGTTCGGTCGGAACCCTGATCATTTTGTAGAGCGACCCGTCAGGCCACAGGTACTCGTGGACCATCTCGACACCGCGCTCCGTCGCCGCTTCATGCACGGCACGATCCGCGATGGTGAGGGCCTTGTTTGCTTCTGGCGAACCATCTGGATGGTTCGAGTATGGCCCGGTGTAGGTAAAGTCGAGGGAGGCGTACTGCATGCTACGCAAAATATCCTTCAAGGAAGCGGAATCCAGAAGGGAGAAGGCAATTGTTCCCATCAATTGCCTTGACGTACCCCCGTGCGCGTAGGGTGCTCAAACTGCGGCGGACGTGGCCAGGACTGCGCCCAATAAGGGCGGTGAGATCCTTTGGCGACAACGTCTTGTCCCCAGACAGGTAGAACATGATCCCAATCATTGTCGGATCTAGGTGCTTTGGGGCGTGCATTTGTTTCTCTTGACGGGTTGTGCCCGTTTCAATACGTCTTGGGGACATCCCCACGCACCCCCTTACGAGGGGCACATGAAATTTGACAGGCTTTGAGGGTCCGGCCTGTCAGCGGAAGCTGGAACGAGCACCAAATAACTGGGGAACCAGGATTCGAACCTAGATAGGCGGAACCAAAATCCGCTGTCCTGCCATTAGACGATTCCCCAATGAAAGCTGACGACAGGACTTGAACCTGCAACCCACTGATTACAAATCAGTAGCTCTACCAATTGAGCTACGCCAGCGAATTAGAAGCCGGGCTTGAACTCGCAACCTCCCGCTTGAAAGGCGGACGATCTAACCATTGATCTACTGCGCCGAATTATGCTCCGACAGCAGGACTCGAACCTGCGACCGATCCGTTAACAGCGGATTGCTCTACCAACTGAGCTATGTCGGAATAAAGATGGACCGGCTTGGTAGGCCGTTGCACTTCCTGCCTGACGCTAAACGAGTCCGCGAGGATAGTTCGCAGGGGTCCATAACCTCCCTGACAGGTTGCCTTTGTCAGCCCTTGTGCAGAGCCGACTATTTTTAATGAGTGGAGAGCCTGTTTCCACTCCAACACCGTTTTGGGTTCGCCTTCCCAAATACGGCTTCTAAACTCCCCTCCCCCAAGACTTTAGTTCGGGGTCTGCAATTCAGCGGCTAGGGGATGGTCGCCACCATAGTGCAGGTAATTCTCGGGTTAACGCCCCGACCTGCACGCCGGGGTCCGAGTCCGGCCCTACAAGTCAAATCCCTTGTGCTAAAGTCACAAGGGCTTGTAGAGCAGAATCATGTCAACGAACCGTTCGGGTGATTCTACCACGTTCCGGTGATTAGGGACGCCCCCCTTTTCTTAGGGGAGCTTCGTGATGGTGGCATATACGGGGCAAGCCCCGAGGTCTGCCCCATTCCAGCCCACGAAAAGAGCTGCCGTGCGCTTGAACTTGGTCGCCTCCGGTTGCCCCTTCACCGCTGCACACGCGGCGTCCATTAGCTCCGATTTGTCAAGTCCAATGCTATCGAACGCACAGAGGATCAAGTCAAGGTCGAACAGGTTATCTCCTAGCATGTACGGGTCTTCCGCCAATGTGGCGGCATCGAAATTCGACCCGAGTACGATGGCGCGTACCGTGTCCCGATGCCGCTCCACCCAAGCGGCGATTTCCGTCGCCTCAACCTCCATGCCGAGTCGGCGGGCACGGGTTACGATGGCCGCCCGCTCGAATATGACCACGGGGTCCGTTTCGTCGGCCCCGAGTCCATACTCGTGGATATCGTCGAGCAAGATGCTCTTGAATTCGGCGAGTGCCATAGTTGTCTCCTGATTCATCCCTCGAACGTCAAACGACCGGGCCTATGTCTCGGAACCGACTTTCTTGGTCACGGCGTCAACATGGAGCCCACGGCGTCCCGCTTCGACCCGCAGGTCTTCGAGGTGCCGCTCCAGGGACTCCGTGGGTAGCCCTTCGGCACGCTTGTTCACGATGTTGCGGATCACATTGTCCGCATGTCGCATGAAATTCCGGTCATTCATGGATAGATGGACTCCAAGAGATCATCAATCTCCTTGACCGCCTTCCCCATGAATTCCTCCAGTAGGAGATTAAGATCCACTTTGCCGCCCCGCAGCATCCATCCGAGGCTATTCTCGGCAATCTCGCCGAGGCGCAGGGAGATGCTGCCCGCAAGCAGCCCCAGACCGTCATCGGTCGCGTTTTCGACGAGCCATCCGAATCGTCGCATGAAAACGGGGTCTGGGGACATATCCAGTTCCACCTCATAATAGGTGGGGATCTTCGCCGCCATCGACCGCAGGTATTCGGTCGGCGCAACGTTGACCGTGCGATCCGTGATTCGGGCCATGCCGTAGAGGCAGAGCAGATCCTTGGTGATCTCCGACACGAGGTCGGTGACCTCCTGACCTCGCAGGACGGTATCGGGGACAGCCGGTCGGCCCGTGGCCGCGAGTACGACGGATTCGATGAAGGCGGTGAAATTCATGCGGTCTCCTTTGAGTGAGCAACGGTCCTGCTAAGTAAACGCAACATCGCCCTATAGGGAATCGAGAATCGACATCACGTTTGTCGGTTCTTTAGGGGGCGACATTGCGTTTACTTAGCACGTAACACCCACTTGCACACTGGAGGACACCATGAGCTTCGAATCTGAAATTCAGCGGATGAACCCCAAGGTTGCCCGGACCTACGTGGAGGCCGTGGGCATGGGGGTTCGGGTGCTTCTGGACGTGGCCGACCCCGCCCGTCTGGAGCGGGGATCGGAGATTAAGGACCGGGTTACGCCTGTCCGTGACGGGGCGGATTTCGTGACCGCGCGTGTTCGCGGGACCGATCCTGGTCAGGTCTACGACGTGACCATCGCGCTCGGGACCATCGCGCAGTCGCGCTGCGACTGCCCTGACTTCGGCCGGAACGGTCCCTGCAAGCACGTTTGCGCTACGGCAGGGCTCTGGCTGGAGCGGGTTGCTCGCCCGATGTACCGCAAGCTGGCGCGCATCTAACGTCGAGAATCCCAAGACCTCGACACCATGGGGAATCCTGTGGTGTCCAGTTCAACCTCGCCGCCCCCCTCTTTCCGTGTTTCAGCGCGTACTCTGCCTTTAGGGCGTCTGATCGGGTTTCATACGGCCCGAAAATCGCTCTCATCTCCCAGACACGCCACTTAGAGGTGTACCTGCCGCCGCCAGATATTTCTCCGTTGTGCTGCCTAAGCCTGCGTGCGGGATCGGTCGTCATGCCCACATAGAAGAATCCGGGGAGGCGTTGACCTTTCTTGTTGGTTCGGATAGTAAGGGACTGCAAGACATAGACCCAATAGACACTGTTCATAGTGGGGCCTTTACATGATTGTGACCATCTCGGGTCCAGTGGGGATCGGCAAGTCTGCGCTTGTGACCAAGTTGGCTGAGACTACCGGCTCGATATTGGTGCCCGATCTCCATAGCACGGAGTTTCGAAGCCTTTTCTTTGAAGACCCACCACGGTGGTGCTTCCAATACCTGAGCGTCCACTTAGCGCGACATCTTTATCGATATCGCGATGTTAGTCCGGATCAGACATTTCTGTTTGATCAGTCGATCTACGAGGAAATTTTGTATATCGACACGGCATATCAAGTCAACGTGCTTTCGAAGTCAGAGCACGACGTTTTGACGACGCTGTACCAATCGATCTTGCCTGTGCTCCCGCAACCAGAGTTGTGCCTGTATCTGGATGTCCCCAAATATCGGCTGATCGACCGCATTTCTGGTAGGTCTTTAGAGCGGCGTCTCGGCCCTGCATATTTGCCGGCCTTGGATGCGAATTACGCCGAATGGGCTGCGACGAGTTCGTTGCCGATAAGGCGCGTGCCTTGGACTGACTTCTCAGCCTTCAATTCCGTCTTGGATCTACTGACGCACGAGTTCCAGCCGAAGTGAAATGCCCAAAATGTGGTGCGGTATCAACTCGCGTCTTGGACACCGAGGATGGTGGAGTCATTTACGGTAGATTCAAGTCGGTGAAGCAAATTGCTGAATGGGTCACGCAATGGGGGGAATCATCGGTTTACCGCAAGAGACGGTGCCTTGGCTGCAAGGGCACTTTCATCACGGTAGAACACGTCATTGATCTTGGGACCTAGGCTTCATCCGTTTGGTTTCCCATTCGGTCTTGCTGACCCACTTTTCGCCATCCCATACCTGACCGTCGCGTTCCTCACCGATCTCAGGCATCATGTCGACAGTTTTGATTGGGGCAAACCCAATTCCAGTTTTAGTGAAAGCCATCTGTAGCTCCTTTTGTCTTTACCACGATACCATATAACATCATTACTACCATGGGGGGGCTTGAGCAAGCTCCCGCTGGTATGATCGACCACGATCAGCGATGTTTCCAGTCAAATATGAGGTGTTGCATGACCGAAGCAGCTTACACTAAGGGTACTTTCCAGCCTTTCAAGGCGCTGGCCAAGGTTCATCTGGGGGCTCTTGGCGAGAACCTTGAGGTGGGCGAGGTTGTTTTGTTTGATGGCAGCGTGCTTAGGCGGGGTGAGTCGGATCGACCTTTCCCGGCCCTTCGTGGGGCGATCAAGCTCGGCTGGTTGGTGCCGGATACGGACAACCACAGTAAGTATGCCCCTAAACCGGCTGATATTCAGATTGGTGCTGCGGTCAATAAGAGTGAGCATCGGGATCTGCGTCCGAACAAGGTGGCAATCAGCGCCGATGAACAGGATGTTGGGGCGCTTCAGCAGGTCCGAGGCGCAGATGCGCCTGTGACGCATCGCTCCAAAAATGCGGGTCAGGTCAATGACGGCGTTGTCGTCGCCAAGCTCAAGACCCCTGCAAAATCGGGTCCGGTTGAGATTGGCATGGATGACCGCAAGGTTGTGTCCGAATTGGACAACAAGTCCCGAGTTGCTTTGGAGAAGATCCCGGTGGCTGTGGCCGGGGATGAACTTGCGGAGATCCTTCCTGACGCCGCCGAGACAGGCAAACCCTCTCCTGGTGTCGCTGGCGAGGGTCGCGGGGATGAGTCCGAAATGCGCGCCCGCGCGATTTTTGCTTCCGGTTCTTCTTCCGTTGGCGGCCAGGAAGACGGTGTGGTATTGCGCCCGGCTTTCCCTAAGTCCAAACCTGATGAGGCCCCCAGGATCACGGCCAGTACGCCAGTGTCGTCCCTTAACATCGAGGTTTTGCAGAGTCAGGTTTCGAACCTGACCCGCAAAGTTGACGCCGTTTCGGCTCAGATGACTGAATTGATGCGTATTCTTTCAGCCAATGTCGCACTTCCTGCCCCACAAAAAACCCTGGAAGAATCGCCTCCGTTGCCGGAAGACTTCCTTGCCGATATTCTCGACTCTAACCCGGCCCCTGCGAATGATGCTTGGGATATGAGCCTGCACTGGAAGGCGCGGGCTAAGAAGGCTGTCGACCTTTATGCCGACGATACGGACAAGCTCAATGCCGTTCTGGCGGTCGAGGTGTCATCGGTGAAGGCAGAGATTGCCAAGATGCTTGAGCGTCGGTCGCAAGGCTGATTCCTCGCGGTATCTTGCCTATACAAGCAATCGGGCGCTTGCTTGAACACACTTGCTGGGACACGATACCCCCAGCGTTTTTGGAGAATCTCCATGCGTAATTTCCTGGTTGCTCTTGCTCTGTTTGCCCCGATGTTTGCCCAGGCTGAAGCTCCTGCGTCGGTTGCATCGGCCCCTGCGTCGGTTGCATCGGCCCCTGCGTCGGTTGCATCGGCCCCTGCGTCGATTGCATCGGCCCCT